GCGCGCGGTACGGAAGTTAATGGATTGCATAAACACCTCGTGTACTCGTTATGTGTACACAATTATAAACTTCACAGGCATAAAGCACCAGCACTTTGCAGCTTAAATAACCGGACAATCATCAAATTCCCCACTTCGGGCATCATTGATGACATGAGTGATCACACCAAAAACAGCATTACTGCCCGTGTATCCATCGTCATCTACTGGTAACGCCTCTTTCTTCCCGGTGCTTAAGTCCTCCAGGTGCTGGCGCGGATACTTCCTGTATCTCTTTATGCGATATTCACCCTCCATAGCGCACACAAGCAGAGAACCATCAACCGGAGTAAGCGAGGAATCAACCACCAGCAAAGCACCCTGCAATATTCCCTCACGGTGATGGCTATCAGCTGCCCGCATGAAGTAGGTCGCTGAAGGATGTCTAATTATCTGCTGATCAAGAGAAATTCGGCTTTCAACATAATCCGCCGCAGGAGAAGGGAAGCCCATAGCGTTTTACCTCAATGATACTGTTTATTCATACAGTATACATTGAAAAGGCATAGTTTGTGAAAGCGGGGTTTGTAGGCGCGCCACGCTGGGGGCTAATCACATTTCTCCCCCATCTTGCCGTTATTTTTTTGGTGCATCCTCGTTCTGATACACCGGATCGCTCCCTTTTGGCAACTGGAGGCTTAACTGCCGGTAGTGCCGTAGCCGTTCCATGAAATAGGCGCGCAGGTTTTCCGGTTGCTCACGGGCCACCTGCTCTGCAATCACAGGTATATTCGCCGTTCTTTGTAAGCAACGCCGCTGGCGGCAAGGTCTACGTTCACCTTGTCTCGCTCTTCCTGGCTTTTAGCTGCTATATTTCGATCTGACACAAGAAACCTCCAGGAGTTAGTGGATCAGGCACATGCACAATAACGTTCTCAATGTTAGCCGTTCAATTCAGACAATCAGAGACTGCACCAGTGTGGTGGCATCAATCCCATTGCGGAACAGCATAGACGAACTGCAAATTCGTGTATTGAATCCGAATCAGGCTAATAAGCAATTGCGCTTTATTTTGACGCTGAAAAGTGAAACAGAGGGGATAAAGCACAGCGTAAAAGTGTTTTCTGAGGCCATTCTGCTTAATGGGAAGCTCCGGCATCTGGTAAGGCCAGAACGTCAATATCCTGACGTCCTGGCGCGTGAAAAAGACCTTCTTTCTGAAGTTCAGGATAGGGTGATCGATTTCGTCAAATGCTATCCCCTGCATTGAGGGCAGGTGTTCCCTTCCGCAAAGTAGGGAAAATTGCTATCAAGTTCATCACACCATCTGCGTTGGTCGTAGCACCAAAACGCCTCCCACGGTGCACGGAAATACTTCATCCACCAGGACACTCGATCAGGTATATCTGCTGGTGGCAGTTCTTCTGGCAATAATTTGCCTGATAATTCCCTTTCCGCCCGCGACAGCATTTTTTGAGGCTCGCGTTCTCTTTTTCAAGCTCATCTACGCGCACCTGTAATTCAGCTTTCGTTGGCATGGTCCACCTCATGCTTTTCAGCCACCAGCGGCAATAAAGCCCTGGCCATCTTATGAACCAATAGTGCATCAATAATGCCAAGCGTATGCCCCGGCTTAATGTTTAATGCCGCCTCAAGGTGACACCTTTCCAGGTCACTTTTCTCGGCTTGTTTATGATGATCTGGTGTAATAACGTCGCCCAAAACACGGCTAATTCTTTCTCGTAATTGCTGGGTGCCAGCACACTTGATCGCTGTATCGTGGAGACGGTTAACCAGTTCGCGATAAACATGCGGCTTAATGCGGATACGTTCACCGGTGACGCCCTTTCCTGGCGCTGGCACCGAACTATCCGGAATATCCGGATAGTTGCCAGCCTCGTAAGCTACCCACAGCCAGTGCATGAATGTTTCAGTGGACACACAACCACAGTCCACATCGATTTTCCCGCGTTGCTGTTCCAGCCATTGCCCAAAATCCAACCTGTAAGTCTTACTTTCAAGTTCATCACCATTGAACTCGACTTTCTGCGACGCTATGAGAGCTGATTCGTATTGTTCGCGAGTGACAACTGACTGGTATTCATCGCTATCAAGGCCACCAATTGGAAGCTCAATCTCACAACAAAAATTGCGCCCAAAGAAAGTGTCTTTTTTGTGGTCTGAGCCAAAAGCAAAAGTCGCGCATGGTGCCATTAAATTGACACTGGGTAGGTAACAATAACTCATTCCATCAGGCCACCCGCCGCACTTAGGCATCTCCTTCACTAACAAGTCGATAAGCTTCATTTTTTTATCATCTTTGCAAGCCGCCAAAGCCATTTGGGCAAGTGCCAATACTTCATCTGCCGTATATCCAGCACCGTGACCATACATTTCGATACGGGAAATAATCTCTGATATACGCTCTTCAGTGATTCTGGTCATTTCTTTTTGCGCCATTTCTTTTCACATTCCTTAGTCCATTTTTCAATGTTCATTTTGGCAATATCAGTCATTCCATCACCTAAGAAATACTTTTTCCGGTACGTCTTGCACTTAAACCACACTACAACAGCCACCAGCCAGAAAATAAAAGGCCATACGGCAATACCAACTCCAGCCGCGATAAAGCCCAATATCCATAAATGAAGCTCTCCAACTTCTGTTTCCGGCAATATTCTTAAAGAATTAAACAGCAGGCTGAACGAATGGTCGTATGCATTGGCAGTATAAGACATGCAATCCATATAATTAAAGTCATAGCCTGCGGCTGCCGCCCATAATGGGCGGTCAAGAAAATGTTTTAGTGTCATCATATTAATTTAAGGTTCAGACCAGTTATCTTCAATAGCAATGCTTAATCTTTGTAGCCATTCTGCTAATTTCAGCATTGCTTCTCTTTCGCTTAAACCACACGGAAAATCATCAAGCGATATTGTTGGCTTGAAGTTTCCCAAATTATCCATTTCAACGGTCAGATTTTGCTCCAGAACGGTATTTCTTACGCGGCTATTGTGCCGAAGCAAATATACTGAACGTGATTTATTGGTTTTGTGGTCGAACGTATATTCGGTAAGTATCATCTGACTTCCGCCATGATTATTACCGCGCCACATAATTACTCCGTGTTAATTGAAATTTAGCTATTAATCTTCACTTTTATCGCGAACACCTTTACCGGTTTATCACCGAAGTGTGGATGTGTGATTGTTTTTATTTCATATCCGTTATACGGGACGTCAATTCTGCGACTGAAGTCTTCGCGCTTCGGATATCCCTTTGTGATAATCAGGCGGTAATACTTACGGTTAACGAGGCGCTTATTCCAGTAGTCATTACACAGGCGATACTCTTCCGTTTTCTCCCCGCGAATCATGGCATCGAAGTATTCACCTTTAACGGCAAGTTGCAGGTTAGCCATTACCTCACCTCCAGTCTCCATACCGCCTGACCAATCCGGCTGGCATGGGTATCTTTGGATACTGTTCCGTCTTTAGCCAGCTCCATAAGAATTTTGCGCAAATCTGCCGAACGCCATTCTTCATCAGGAAATTCCTTCTCCATTGCCAACCGCAGATTCCAGGTTGCCATCCTGAATGGATATTCCCCGCCGAGAGCTTTATCTTGCAGGGCAGCCCGGGAACGCATCACCTGCAAAACCTTCTCTTTTACATCCATCATTTCGCCTCCTGCGGCGGTTCTGGTAGCGGCATCCAGAACAAGGCGTTCCCTAACCACGATAAAGTGCCGTCGCTCAACTCCACGTATTCCCCTTGTACCTGTCCTGCCATATACTCGCCGTGCTTTGAATAAATTAAAATCCAATCATCTTGAGGGGGCATTCGCTCACTACAGCTTATCCAACCATCCGGAGTTACCGGAGAGTTGCCTGCCAGTCTACGCAAAACAGCCTTAACAGCCTCAATACGGTCATCATCGTAACTTTCCGCCGTATCTATGCGGTCGAGCATGATGATTGCGTTATCAATATCAGGATTGCCGGTCCACTCATTACCGCGATTGGATTCGGCAGCCTGGTTGCCGCGTACTGGTTGATTGTCGGCTTTACCCAGTCTGTCGTCGCTGCATGAATGCCCTTCCAGCCAGGCCAATGCTTGTCGCATGAAATACGCAATATGTTTTCCGTGGTAATCGTCTTCATCGATGTGAAAAGCGATACTACGAATGTATTCAATTGCGTTTTCAATGGCCTCTAACGCTATCGGCGCTGGCGGAGTGGTATATAGTTTTCGACATTTGTATATCCAACCGGCATGGTCAGGCGTGTCTGTAAAACGCAAATCGTCTTCGTAGCACTCACGACTACGTTCTTTCCATTCCGTCCACGGAACACCGCTATTCCAGGTGGGGCGAGTGCAGGACTGATACAGAACAGGCTCTGCTTCCAGCGATGCCAGCACGATACGCGCCAGTTCTTCCGCTTCTTCTGCTGGCAGTACAACGTTGCTATCAGGTCCGTATGTTTCGCGCCACTGCTTGATTGTCAGCAGTCGCTCTTTGGTAATAGTGATCATGCCGCGTTTCCTTCTTTCTTATTAACAATTACACCGTCATATATTTCATTAAGGTGCCCTCTCAACTCCATGCGCCTTAATGCAGATAACATGTAATCGCATTCAACCTGCTTATTCCCAATAAAAGGTTTATCTTCAGGGTTACCCCAACAGCAATTACCCTTGGGCCACCCATGTACTTTCCGTACTCTTCCGTTAACAACGTGAAGTAATCCCCAGCCAGGTGGTAAATCCTCAATTGAAATAATTCCCGGCTCACTAATAAAGAATCGCCAGTCGCCCATTCCAAGAGACGGATTTTTACGAAAACGCTTTTTTCTATCTGCCAACAAATCAGCACGAGAACACTTCGCCTCTATCAGGCATGATGCTGAATTTCTGAACCCCATAGCATCTGGCTGTTCTCCGGTACTGGTTACAGCTATAAAGCGGTCATGAAAACAAACCTTGAACCCGTTGCGCTTAAGGAACTTGTACGCAATCTGACAGAGTTCGCGGTGTGTTAACGCCATATCACTCTCCTTTAGTGCGCAAATGGTTTTTCCAGCGGTTTTGCGCCGCGCTGGGCTTTTTGCAAAAACCACAATCCATCATCCCGTAATATTTCATCAACCCCATCCGTCGGTTGCTGAGTCTCACCCACTGCCAGACGCCAGGAGCGTTTCTACGAACTAACAGAATCTTTGCTTTACGGTTTTTCATCTTACTGCGTACCCTTTCTTCCGCCTGTTCTGTGACGCAGTAGGCTTACGCTTTGCGGCAAAAGCCACCTGACCAAATGGATGGAGTACCGCTATCTTATGGTTGCTAATAACCAGCTCCACCACACGCACAGGTCGCTGTAAAAAAAGTCGTTTTGCCTTACGGTTTTTCATCGCTTTGCTCTCCTGCGTCTCTTTGCTACTCGTCGTGCCGCTGCAATACCGGTATGGCGGCGCTTTGGTGCTGGGGTGATGTTGTCAGCCATCAGGACCTGTGGCTTTGCAATTAGCGCAGAAGCCCAAAAACGAGTCGGGTACGGTAACAAGCCAATACATGCCACACGCACTACTCACCTCCGTTGATGCGAATGCCTGTTGCAATGCTGTTTATGATGCTGTCAGTGCATGGGGTAGAAAGCTGGGCATCTCCAGCAATTTTCATAACATCAACATCTGCATATCGAATACCGAGGTGTATCAGACCGGCTATACCTGACTTAAGCCGAGCATTTTCCATAAACAGATCCTTTGCCCGCTGTTTTTCTGCCTCAAGCTCAACGCGCAACTTCCCTACCGTTAGCGCAATATCCTCGTTCTCCTGGTCGCGGCGTTTGATGTATTGCTGGTTTCTTTCCCGTTCATCCAGAAGCGCCAGCACGGTTTCTGGTCCGGTCAGAAATTTGAAGGCGTTGAGCGCATCAATATCCACACCGTAATCTTTAAGTTCCTGTTCACTTAACAAATCATCATCAGCTGGCAACATTAACAGGCGTTCCATTGCTGGAATTGCACGTTCCGCCGCCTCACGCAGTGCCTGGTAATTAATTTCGCTCACTGGTTGCCTCCTTTGCGAAGCTCAGCGGCGAAGGCTACTGCGTGATCATGATGTTCAAGTGTGTATGCACACTCCGCAAACATCTCCACGCCCTGCGCCCGTACTTCAGCCAGGAAAGCATCGGTGGCTGGCATATTTCCTGTTGCCTTCATGGCCTCCAAAATAACCAGAACGCCATCTCGCCCAACCACCTCAGCGATAACCTCGGTGTTGTCGCCAACAACATCGCAGAATGCCTGAACTGCCTTACGAGCCAGCTCATTCTCCACTGCCAGCGCCGTGCGATTACCCTCCAGCTCTGCAATGCGCTGTTTTGCGGCATCCAGTTCAATCGACAATTTTTCCAACTGCTCTTGATGCTTCTTGTATTCCTGATATGCGTGCCAAGACTGACCTTTGCGCACACTATCAGTGATATCAGTAATCTGTTCTGGTGTTAGCGTGGTCAGTGGCTGTGATGGGAAAATAAGCACTTTCCCGGAATCCCAATCAAAACCAGCGTGAATTGACTGAACCTCAACTGAAGGTGTTGAACCAATGCTGCCAGGCGAATGAACAACGATTGTTACATCCATATCGCGACGATGGCTGTGGTTGTTGGACAAAATACGATTCACCAACTCAGAAAATTTGGAAAATTTCATGCTGATTCCCCTTTCTCTGCTCTCTCCTGTCGGAACATCACTATCATCAGGTCGCCTTTTGTCGCTATCCTGGCTGTTGTACCTGGTTCAATGCGGCTAAGCTCAAATGCGTCATAGAACGCTTCTAATGCCTTCTGGCGTAGTTCCTGTTTGCGCCGTTTTTTCCACTGTTTTAGGAAAATGGAACCCAGCCATCGCCATGTACGGGACATGATGTAAAGCCAACCGAGAAGTGCCAGACCGGTATTTAGGAGCGTATCGATCGTTATTGTCGTGTCGATATTCACTGGCTGCTTCCTTTGCGAATCTGTTCCGCCCATTCTTCAAGGGATTTCTCCGCATATTCACCAGACAGGCCATCAATCGGATGCGCTTCATTAGCCAACTCTTCTTTCGCTGACAAAATCATGCGTGTAACGTCGAAAACTTCACGCAAAGACTTATTGATAAATCCGTGATTGAACGCAGCAGCAAGACGGCTGGCGGTATAGTTAATCCCCTCGTTGCGTGCTTCCGCACGAATTTCAGCCAGAAAAGCATCGGTAGCTGGAGTTTCGCTGTGGTGTAGGGCATCGTTGATAATCATTGCAGCAACACCAGCCTGCCCTGCATCCGTGACCGACACATGCTCAAGAGTTACGGCCATTGCGTGTTTCAGCCCGGCGTTCTCTGCCACCAGCGCCGCGAGCTTAGTCTCAAGCGGTGCTATTCGGCACATAGCATCAATATTTGTGTCCTCCAGGCGCTTAATTTCACCAAGTAGCGCCAGTGCAACCTTTGGGTTGAATGCGGCAACATAACGAGCGTTGTTCTCTGCGTTTTTCAGCCCATCAAAGCCGGTCCATTTGATAACATCTTCACATCGTTTATCACCGGGCGTATGCACCGCATACGTACCAGTACCCGGCGAAATAAATGCGACCCATTCGCCCTGTGTTGCCTGTTTTGCTATCTCACGCAGTGCCCGGTAATTAATTTTGCTCACTGGCTGCCTCCTTTGCGGAGTTGCGCTTCGATGCACGAAAAAAAAGACTCCCGAGTATGACTGTTAAGAGCTGGTGCGAACGCCGCGTTAAGAACGGCAGCATCACAGCCGTCATCAATATAGAGCGCAATTTTTTTCTCCAGGCGCGCTTTGGCTTCCTGCAACTGCATACCCCGGCACGCACGCGGGATATAATCAGCAATTTGAGCGATAGCTTTTTCGTTCTGTTTAAACATGCTTCACCTCGATAGGCTTGATGGTGTCTAACAGCAGTCGACGGCGCGTATTTTCTGCAAAGTGGCGGCGTCCGGTATCTTTGTGGTAAAACTCATTTTTGCCGACGACCCACATCCGCTCTGTTTGGTGCAGTTTTTTTACCTGCGGACCGTCTTTGGTGATCACGGTGCCGGTATGGGTTTTTACGATTGTCATGCCACTACCTATTCGAACAGATGAACGAGACAGGCTGATGCTCGTCCACCTGAAAAACTGACGATTTGATGCATACTCACGGTTTATTCCTGAATGCGCTTAAACTCGATTACCCACACCCAGGGATTAGCGTTCCAGCTTTCTTCACCATAGATGGATTCCCACAGGCGCTGGAACGCAACCTTGGCCATTGCGAAATCCCCCTTGGGAGTAAGGAATGTTCCCGGGTGATCAGGAAGCAAACTTCCAGCAGGCGGAACGCCCTCAGCCCTTGCATCGCATTCGCTGATATCGTTCAACCGTTCAACGCGCACGTTGGTAATTTCCAACAAAATGCGTGATGCCCATCGCGGCATGTGAATTGATGGACGCCACCCACCATCAAACTTTTCATTCACAGTGTGAGGTTTCCAGTCGGCATCATCGGGTATCGACCATAAGCCGTAATCACCAGGTTTTTGCTCGCAACTGGCCCGATAAATCCTTGCTGCGTTCTTCTCATCGCCACGACAAAGGTTGTCGTTCCAGTCCACACTGCAACCATCCTCATTGCCTAATATCGCCCATGTTTCACGAACCCAAATTCGATCGCCGACGATACCAAAGGGGCAATTGAAAACACTGCTTACACCATCAGCCCCGTACCACTGAAAACCTGCACCAATTTCCCTAACCATCACTGGTGCTTCTGGACCAACTTCCGCAGGCTGATTTTTCATTATCCGCCGCGTCTGCGTTTTCCTTCCTTCGAGGATGGCTCGGACCATCTCATCGTTGAAAATCATGCCGCGCTCTTTCACTTCGCCTTTCATGCATCCCCCTTACCCATGCGCGACGATGCCGCCAAAAGTGATAGAGAACAGCCAGAAATAGATCGCGGCCATAATGATTTTGAATGCCGTGTTCATATTTTCAGCTCCTGTGATTGATTGGATACATGCCGCGCCTTACGGCATGTTTTTATTTTCACTTTCTCTGTTTTAAAAATCAAGATTTGTTAGAGCAATTATTGTTGATGTAGAAGCGCGTTTTCATACTCCCTGACCATTAACGTAAGTACGCCGTGACTCCTGAAAACACGCGCCACTTCAATCTTATCTTCCAGCGCGAACGCAATTTTACTTAGACCAATTTTCTTCAGGAGATCAATCTTTGCTGGACCGTCATTTCTGTCATCGGTGGCAGGACGCATAGATAGCAAAGGCTCCGCCCCATTTGTTACGTGCTTACGCAACCAGGCTCGTGTTTTATCCCTGGCTATCTCACAGCGCCCGGTTACAAACCAGAGGGTGTAAATGCCGGACAACTGGCGCACCATATCAATAACTGGAGTGATGGGAGCATCAGTGTCACAGGCAAGGTTAAACTCGTTCCAGTGCTCTGTTAATGCACCTTTGCCAGGTGGTGGAAGTAAATGCAGCCTGTCTTCCGTTGCCTCTGATATCGTCCCATCAATATCTACTATGACGATGTACGGACGTTCCTGGTGTGCGTGTTTATTGAAAATACTCAAATGCCCTCCTCATTGGACGAAAAAAAATGCTGGTGGGAGCACTCCACCAGCATTAAAAGTGACACTGTAACTATCAGCGAACGTAAATAGTGCCGCCGTTCTCTTTTTCCCATGCATCGCTACGTGCATAGCAAACATCGAGAAGTCTTCTTGCCGCAGTTTCCTCTAAACCCAATTCGACAACCAACTGCTCATGACGGCGGGTAACCACATCAAACAGGGTATGCAGCCCTTTAGTTGCCAGATCATCAATGAATTCCGGTTCGAACGGCAGCTCTGCATCTGCCAACATAACCTCTTGCGCCCACTCAACTCGACGGACCAATTCCGGGCGACGGCTTTCCATCTCTTTACAGATCAATTCATGGAAGAACTCTACCCAACCTTCCGGCTGGAACTCGCGGAAAATTGCCAACGGCTGGAAGTTTGGCATCAACCATTCGTTGATTCGGATATCAATGGCATAGCCCATGTCGCAGCAGAACTGATAAGCAAAGTCCAGCTTAGAAACGATATAAGGACGCTCGTTATTGAACTCTTTAGGCGATGAGATCCCATAAGCCAGGAGGCGCGGGAAGAAGGAGATTTGCCCTAACGTCGGATGAAGTTTGCTTGCAGGGAAACGGCGCTCAGTAATGCCATACATTTCCTTCTTGAGCGTCGCAAATTTGGCATTCTCATTAACCAGCGCGGTAACCTCTGCTTTTTTATTAGCAAATGCCACGCGCGCCTCGCTTGCATCTTTAATAGTTTTTTTGAGCTGTTGGTTAAGGTCGGCGACCTGCTTACGCAGTTCCTGTCGCTCGCTTTTAGCTTTGTTATAGCGTTTCTCAAGGTTAAAAGGATCAAGTTTCATGATCTCTTTATATTGAGATTTTAGCGTTGAAATCTGTGAGTTCCGCAGTTCAACCATCGCAGTCATTTCATTGAGTTTTGTTTCCAGCTCAATGCTTATACGTTCGGCATTATCAGCACGCTGGTTGGCGTCATGCGTCGCATCGTCGATCGCGTCCTGTTGCTGGCGTTTCAAATGTTCAATTTCCAGCTGAAGCTCTTCAATTTCTTTACCCTTCAGACCGAGATCCAACTGCATATTTTCAGCTGCATCTACCAGGGAGTTATGGCTATCAGCTTCTGCGTTATAAACATCAATAAGCTGTGCGTGAAGCATCTCCGCTGACTGAACCGCATTATCAAAAAAACGTGCTGTGAGGTCATCACAACTAACGCGGCGTTGCGCGGCCCGGATGTTCTGGATAATGGCCGGGATACCGGCATTCAGGACATCAGGGATACATACATTTTCGATTGATTGGTTTTGTGCTGAAGTGCTCATTTCAAAGTTCCGTATTAGCTTGTGCTTCGGTCATTTTTCCTAAGTATGAAGGAGGAAGGACTACGCAATTTGTATCCAGTCCCTCACCTATGGCAGCCTGTAAAATTCTGGCTAAGGTGAGTCTCTTGTTGCGATACCTGGTGATGACATGCCTGATACCGCCGGTCGGCGTAACAAAGGCGATCAGCCAGTAGTGATATTTCCGTCGGAATGGCCACATAGTGCACCTTGTAGATTGCTCTAATAAAAAACGTGATGAGTGTACATCACGTTTTAAAAATATGGAATTATTAGAGCAATATTATTCTGATTCTCGCTCAAAAAATGAGCTGATAAGGGGAAGCCAATCCTCTGACACTTCGCGAGGTCGCGGTTTGCCGTGGAAAAAGATTATTCGGCAGTCTTTTGGTAATGCCCCATTCCCCCTGGAGTAACGCGCGCTCGCATATTTTGAACCAGGTTCCACAACATCGGCCTTGTAACTTACAAACCATCCTGGATACAGATCCTGAAATGCTGGTGTATCATCGCCCATAACCTTTCGTAAGAACCCCTGGTCACCCCAACACTCAGTAGTGACACAACGAGAAATCCAACCTTCCGGATCTTGCCAGAATGAACTCCAGATATGCGCTTTAACACTATTTGGTATCCACAGGGCACCGCTGCCACGATATTGTGGATGGTAAAAATCCCTAAGCATGGTGAAGCTGGTTGGTGGATGCTCTAGGATTGGGCGTATATCACCGGCAATAACCGTGTCCAAATCCAGATAGAACAGATCATCGGTTATATCCGGTCGGAACAACTCGATTTTCGCCCACCAGCCACGGCACTTTTGCCACTGGTTGATCAATGGGACAACTTTGACGCCAGGTACATGTAAACGCTTCAGGTCTGTCAGGCAAATAATTTCATAGCCTTTTGGCAGTTGATTAACCAGCCACTGCACATCGGAAGCGTTATAGTCACCACCAGAGCGAAAAACTAAAGCAATCTTCATGCTGCACCATCACCTTTCACTTTCATCAATGTCAGGTTTCCGCAAAATACGGCACCAGTGTCGATATACTGCTGATTCCAGAATGTCTTCGGGCTTTTCACCGGAGTGTGACCAAAGATAAAACGATCTGCGCCCGAAATTTCGCCACCAATATCATCCATCGAATCACTGATACGCTCGCGCGCCCAGACAACGTTGAAAAGCGGCACCTCCTTACCGAATTGGTATTCATTATCCGGATAGTCGGCATGGGCTATAACGATAGTTTCTTGCCCGGTGTTCAACTCAATGATATAGGGCAGACGCTTTACCAGCTCCACCAGCGCCCAGGCTAATATTTCCTGATCAGTGTCCAGCATGAAGAACCATTGTCCGCCATTCATTAGCCAGTTATTCACGTTGCCATCTGGACTTAACGCATCAATCATCAGCCGCTCATGGTTCCCCATCACTGCCCTGAACCAGGGCATCTGCAATAGTTCCAGACATTCGACATTTTCAGTACCGCGATCGATAAGGTCGCCGACCGATATCAGTAAATCCTGCGCCGGGTCAAAATCCACACGATGGAGTTCGGACATCAGTCTGGTGTAGCAACCATGCAGATCACCAACAACCCAGACATTCCTGTATTTGGTACCGTCGATACGGTGATAAATTGTGGGTGCCATCATGTATTCTTCAGCCATTCTTTAAGAGTCATCTGCGGAATACCTCCCATTTTCCCGCATGAAACAACGTCAATCTGTTCACGCGCAGACTGGAATAACAAAGGCAGGTGACTTAGATTTTTTGGCGTGCCGCCGGAGTGAACGCGTGGTTCTTGTGTAGCGTCAACGCCCACCAGGGCGACATGTTTGAATCCGATATGGAAAGCCAGGTTCAGAGCGCCATATGCACTATTGCCGCTGGCAATTTCATTCTCATCTTCGCAAAGTCCGAAATGTGCGGACCAGCGCCACGCCCACCACTCGGGAGAATTCATATTTTTTGGCTCCATGCCACGTTCAGCCACACGACGGAAGCACAGAACGCCGTCTCTGACTTCACGTTCTTTAACATCGGGTAGTGCCATGCAATAACAAACACCACGGCGACGGCGGCCACGACCAACGCGCCGCATATTGTCTGGCGATGGATCAAGTGTGAAAAAATAAGAAGCGCGGTTCAGCCAGTCGATGGCCCCATTGACCGCTATAATCGGCACTCCGCGCGGCGCAACAAAGTTTGCGGCGCTTGGGCCACTGCCGACGATAATAACGCGATCACTGCCTCTAAATTTATTCTTGGGAAACATTGAATTGCACTGCTCCTACTTGCATTCAAAATATGTAAATCTGCGTGTTTTTTGCGGGTATCCAGGAACTGCTGTTGCCATTTTGAAATAGACACCTGCGTTGGATTCCGTAGGGCTTGAGGGTGCGCGCCATGCCAATGAAGGCCGTTTTGCAGAGAACAGTCATAGCCGACTAATACAACTACTTCAGCCCCTGATTCAGCAGCCAGACTGATAGCCTGCGCGCCGCTATTTACCCCTTCCGCCGGTCCACAATATCGCCTGTACTCCAACGAAAATGATTTCGCCGCCGCCAGGTTGGCTGTCACTTTGCGGAATTTCCCTCCCGGTATGGTGGATCCGTATTGCTTCCACCATGACAAATCACCGGCGTATAAGGCATAAATGTCATCGAACATCTGCCAGGAATTGTTAACCGCGATGATTGAACAGCCAGTTTTTTCTATAGCAGCACAGTCCTCACGAGTGAGTGACGGACCGCTACCGACACAAAAAACAGTCCTAGTCGCCCTGGGTGGTATGTTCATTCTCAGCTGCAAATTCAGCCTCCAGGCGAGCATTCATTTCAGCGATTACCGGGTCCACTACAGCATCTGCTTCCTGTTCATTACGCGGCATGATCGATGCCAGCGATTCATAATTAGCCTTGGATGACACGATTATTCTCCCGATGTTAATGTGCGCTGTATCAAAGAACACATATGCACTAATTAATTTATTATTTCACGTAGCGAACAACCACTTGTCACCGTTCAATACATGCTCAATAGCCTCACCCTTTTTAAGGCTCATGTATTCCAGGATGGCGGTTATCGCTTGTTCTGCACCATACGCAAGAACGACGTAGTAACCTTCCTCTCTAAGCCTGCGCATCCAGGCGATCTGCTCTTTCGTCGGGGCTTTACCATTTGGTTCTTTAAGCTCAATTCGCATGCCGTGATAAATACCGCATGCTTTATCGAGACTCATGTCCGGATAACCTTTTTTCTGCCCTTCAGCCTTCATTTTCCCGGCGGTTGCTTTTGAACGTTTCCCTCCGTTAGGCGTTGCATGCAACAGCTCATAGATGTCAGGGTGCTTGCGTTCGAAGTAATCAAAAATGAAAACCTGCTCGAAGTGCTCGCAATTTCCGTCGCGCAGGTCTGGGTTCTTTGCCAGTGCTGCAAGTGCCTTCGCATGTGGAGAAACTTCTTTTACCGGCGCAAGCGATAAGAATGGATCCTTTTTGGTTTTTGGCCTGGACTGCCCCTTATTTCTACGCTCACTAAAAGCCTGAAACTCTTCCTCAGTAAAGCGCAACATAATCAGTCAAATCCTGCCGGTCGCATGCCATATTTACGCTGTTTTGCTGCCTGCTCTTCCCTGTGCCATTGCGCACACTCAGCGTCACAATAGATGCCTGATTCAATCGATTCATTGCAGTAACGACACTTACCTGTAAATACCTGACTCACGACCTGTGCCTGCTTTCTGATGTTATCGATGGCCATGTCTTTGAGAGCTTCTAACTGATTCATGCTCAGCTCTGCATCATCAACACGTTCTGCCAATTTTGTTTCCTCGTGAAGAACCTACTTAAGGGCAGAATGATACATTTCACAATCAAAATTGCACTAATAATTTTCTTTTATTGAGTTAAATAATCAACAAATGACTAGCGGTAGAATCACCATCATCTATTTCTGGCAGGCTGACTATGGCTACATCAATCACTACAACCCAAAGCACCCGGCAATATCCTCTGTCGCGGTATGACGACCGCAACATAGCCGATCCAATACTCAGGGCAGAGCTGCGCAAAGAGGTGATGCTTATGTGTGAATCGAACGACAAGAATCTGACGATTTATTACGTTCTTCCCGATGAGCAATATCGCCCGGATTTGCTGGCTTACCGTATGTGGGGCATAGCAGAGCTACGCTGGGTTGTGACGCTCGCCGCCGGGCTTGAGGATGAGTCTCAGGGTATGACTGTTGGCAAAAAATTAAAACTCCCACCTGCCACCTGGATCCGCGAAATGATTCGCCATTTCCAATACGACGGCCAGGTAATAGGGACATTATCCATTGCGTAAGGGAAATGAATGCCAACTGAATATGCTCGCGACAACCTTGGTCGCTATCAGACTGATGGATTAAGTGCAAAAGACTTTAACAAGGTCTTCGATCTTATCCGTAAACAGCAGCGTCAGAATCGGCGAAACGCGCGACGTACACTCACCCCAAGGATTATGGGGATGCGTAACCGCGAACTTGAGGCATTCCTCAGCCTTGGGAAAAAGAAAGATGGCACCTACTTTACGCCCGAAGATATACGCAGCTTCAACACCTCAAGGCAGGCTCATAAAACAAAATTCAAGAGCACGGTACCCGGCATTACCTATGCTCAGCTGGTGGCGCAGTCCACCAGCATTGATATAAAACGCGCTAACAACAAAGTTTCTGATGGCACAGGGATCAAAGCCGCGACATTCCTCGGGCTAAAACACAACCTTGCATTGATATCTGTTAATGCCTCGGATGAGTCGGTCCACCAGCATCACCGTGTCAGAATTCGATTTGAGGAATGGGATAAAGCCGTTGAGGAAATTGCTGAAGACGGTGCGAAAAAAGCCCGAATCGCTGCCGATCTCTGCAAGGGCCGGGTATCTTTCGACTGTGATTGTGGACGCCATCAATACTGGTATCGTTATATGGCCACGGCTGGTAACTATGCTGTCGCGCCGCCAAAAGAGTATGCATTCCCCAAAATCCGCAACCCTGATCTGACTGGTGTGGCTTGCAAACATGTTTTGCACGCTATGACACGTTTTCAGTCTCCCACATGGCACAAGGCCATCATTATTGCCCTGGAAAAAGCAGCTGAACAGGTAGCCTTCGGCGATGACAAGCGGAAGACAACAACCTATTTCAAAGGCGAACTGGCTAAATCGCTCGCGCGCAACCGGACAACAACGACGGATCAGGCTAAAGCTGCGCGTGAGTATGAGCTGTATCTGAAATCTCAGGATGCATTAGGCAAAAAACTACGCGCCAAAGATAGCGCCACGGACAACGTTCGCCGGTTGTTAAAAAAAGCTCGCACCACGGCAAACAGGAAGAATGCCGAACTAAAAGCATCGCGGGTGAGGGAAGCCCAGGCTCGCGCTGAAGCCGACGCTCTCAAAAAAGCCCTGCAAACGCAGGCGAACAACCTCATAAAGTTTTTCATGAGTCAGGGAATGGACAAGGCCGCTGCCACCGCGCAGGCGCGAAGCATTCTTGAGACACAAATTAATGAAGCCCGTAAACGGAAAGGATAATCGATGGCTGGTTTCTTTGATGACATGTTTGAGGACACAGAACCATCACAACAAGTGACTGGTGATAACCTCCCGGACACCGAATCGGATCCGGATATTCCAGGCGAAGGTTCTGAACTGATTGAAGAGGAAGATATTGATGCTGAAATCGAAACCGATGGTGTTAACGTTGGTAATATTGTTGATCCTGTGGAGGACAATCACCTTCCCAATCTGGATCACGGCCTGCTTAGTGATTCTGGTGTGCGCCACCGTTATCAAGGTCATGCAGTTTTTAATAACCTTGTGCGGATGGACTGGCTCAAAGCAATCAAGCTAGACCCTGACTCATTCGATGCAGTTCTGTATCGCGCAATACCTTACAGAAACAAAAATGCACCTGAAACTGCACCTGAAATAATAGAACCGAACCAACGCATATATGACTATCAGGATCCAGAACTGATAACGGCCCTCGACTGCCCGGATGAGATGGACGCCTTCTACGCGCTATACGACGGCAGTGATAATACGGGAATTAGCGACAGTGCTTTAATCCTTCGGTTAGCCGCCGTCAATGTGCCAGTGGGTTCCATGCTCGAATGGCTGGAACAGCTGTCAGACGGCACAACCATTCGCCGCTTCTGGTACATCCATAAAATATTCAATTACGGCACTGCCAGGGTAGGCAGTTTGTTTTATTGCGTGCCTTCACGCGCCTTTGAAGGGAATTTCATCGGTGATTCTGAATAATCAGGAATGGCTACTGGCCATCTTTAAGAAAAAAGGTCTTACTCCAACCGGTAAGCTGGAATTTGCCACTATTGATGGCATTGATTCGGCGCTCGCACAGGCTTTAAACGAAGCGTTCGACTCACAAGTTGTCAGCTTTAATGATCGCATTAACCAGTCGTTCCGGGAGTTCCTGAAACGCACACCAAGAGATCGCATAACGCTCGGCACTTTTAGTGATGTGAAGGAGTGGTTGTCGTCATTTGAAGCCGATCGCGCCGGGCGCAAAGATACAGCCTCTGCTGGCCCGGTAAATAAGCTGGCAATGCCGCTTGTGAATCTGTCTCGTTCTCCCGCGTTTTCAATTTATGAAGGTGAACTGTGCCGGGATAATTACGATGAAGGGCATGTCACCAATGAAAATGATGAGATTGAAGCCCTGGTATCGACTATCCCTTTCTCACTGGAATATTCGCTATGGATAGCCAGTGACGAGAAGGAATCTCTTGGGATGGTTTCAACTGCATTAGCATTCTGGCTACGAATGTATGCCAGCCTCGGGCAGGCATCTTTCACTCACACTGCCAATGTCGGCGGTTATGAGATACCGGTTACCTGTTACATAGAAGGGCAAAAATCAATCGCATTTCAGGATCTGACCACCGGCACCGCCGACAACAGGCTGTTCGCGGTTGGATTGAACCTCACAGTAGTGGCGGAGCTTCCTATCCTGGCTTATATGCAGCAAACCACCGGCACCATAACGGTAAAAGCGAAAATTCTGGAGGAATGAGATGGCCACAAAGACCACCACAGCCCCGGAAACTGATTCAAAACGCACTCAGCTATTCCTGCAATCTGTTTCAATTGGGCAGAACGAAATCCCTCGCGAAATGATCGTAGGATGTACCTATGTCGAACCCGGGGAGCTATCTGGTCCCCAGCTTATGCTCATGGTCAGGGATTCAACGGCTTACGTGGTCAATAAGCTGGGGGTGAAATTTGGGACAATACTGACCGTTTCACTTGGTGATCCGGAAGGTCATGGCGGCATCCTCTTCTCGGAAGAGTTCTTTGTTCTTAAAGCGCCGCGCAAGGACGATACTGTACTGATTTACGCGTTTAGTAACCCAGTGCGGTTATTAAAAGTTCCGTCCACCAGCGCACAGTATTTTGTTGATAAGCCCCCATCAGCCGTAGTTTCCTCTCTTGCCCCTGGTCTGAAGGTAAATGCTGACTCATTCAGAAAAACATCCACATACCACCTAAATGTTGGAGAAAAACCGACCAAGGTATTGCAGGAGATAGCCCGGGATACCGGTTCTATGTGCTGGGCATCCAGGGGGACGATCAATTTTAAAAGTATGGAAAAAATGGCAAACGCAGCTCCATCGCTTACTTATGAGTCCGCCAATCCCAACACATCCGGATTTACAATTAGTCAGTTCAACATCCTGAATGCCGATTATGAATACCAGCGCCGCCACAATTACAGAATGGCCAGTTATGACATGACCAAAGGTGTGGTTTACTCAGGTAACCAGGAAGACCCCATTAAATTTACGAGCAATCCCGATCCTACCGCGCTGGCGAACTACAACAAATTCATTCTCCCCCGCCTCGATATGCTGGTGGAAGGAAATGCCGCGCTAACTCCGGGTACGACGCTGAAAATTGTCGTGCATAACACGGCAGGTGACGGAGAACTCGATGAATCAATCCCTGACAAAATGATAGTGATGTCCGTGACTCATTTCGAAGACCGCTTTCGTTTTGTCAGCCGTGCACAGTTAGGAGTGGTGAATGGGTAGTTTGACAGGGAAGTATCGGGCTGTAGTGATAAGCGTCGATGACCCTAAAGGTCTGATGCGTACACAAATACGTGTTGTCGGCATGATGGATGGGTTACCAGATGCCTCATTGCCGTGGGCAGAAGCTATATTGTCCAATGCAAACACGTTTTCACCATTTCTGCCCGGCGATAAAGTATGGGTAGAATTTCCCTACAATGGGGATTCGCGATGGCCATTGATAATCGGTTATGCACAGGATGCATCCGGTGGCGCTCCCAATGTGCCGCCTGAAGCGTCAGGACAAGGTGAAGGCTATGTACCGCCTGAAGTTGAAGGTGCACCAGCACAACCATCAACCAGCGCCAAAAAAGACTTTATTTCGTCGCGGAACGGACTAATGGAGATCCGGACGGCGGGCGGAGCCTGGGCCGTTACGCACTTGAAAAGTGGAACAACAATCGGGTTCAACGAGGCCGGGGAGTTATATGCCATTTCTCAAGGTCCGGCATTCATCTCTTCCGCAGGAAATCTCGATATAAAGTCAGGCGCGGATGTCGCCCTGAAGGCGGGGGGAAGTATGGCGATAGAGGCCAGCGGGAATCTATCCATAAAAGCCGCTCAAGTCTCTGTTGACAAGGCTTAAGAAAAGCCCGGCGTTCGGGCTTTTCTGTTATGACGGGTTCAATTTTTTATCCGTTACCGCGCGACGGTTTCTGCGTGATAAACGTCTCAAGCATCTTTTCCGCAATTGCCGACCAGGTGTGACACTGGACCTTTTCAGCATTTTTCACGCGATCAACGCGAGCAATAACCTCATCCCAATCAATCCGCGACTTGATAACCATATGGTTCACCAAAGCCAGGCGATCTGGCGGAAGGCAATCGGGAGGCGTTAATACCAACGCCCCACACATTGCCGCCTCAAGAACAGTTAATCCAAGGCTTTCGGGATGCGTAACAATAAAAACATCACTCTTACGCAATTCAGCTGCAAATTCGGTTGCTGGTACCGGCGTCCGTCTGTATGGAGTTACCGAAATATTCCCCGGATCAATGGTAACCAATCCGTCATCGGTCAACGTTCTGGCCTCATACGGAACAGTCAGACGCTGAAGGTTCATAAGGATACTTAAGGAGTGATCAAACCCACTAACATCAAATGCAGCGTGGTCTACAAAAATACGCAGAACATCGTCTGTTTTGGTTTCCAGATGGAACAGCTCCTGATTCGCTGCCCATCCAACATGTTTGTTAAAGCGATTATGACGCTCTAACCTGCCGGGATTATCCAGGTACCGCCAGGTATCATCGCGGACAGTAAAAGTAATATCAACTGGTGCCGAATCCAGCATAGAACCGTCGTATACCTGAGCTACCCATCCAGTGAATCGACGACGCAGTTGCACGCCTATTTCCCTGGGCACCGTAGTAAAATACCGCAATCCTGGCGCTAAAATGGCTTTCGCAGAACACGAGAGCGCAGCGGTCAACACAGCTTCAACATAATCCTCCGGGCTTTCGACGCCGGGAGAATATGGACGATGGTATTGCAATGTTACCCCAGCCTCACTAAAGGCGCAGGCCAGGTTGTAAGCCCACATTTCCGTATATGTTTTCACATCACTGATAGCTTCAAATTTTCGCCCAATGATCAGGATGTTCATTGCGTCTCCTTTTCCCTGACTAAAAGCTCATCCAGCTTGCTTTTATGTTTGAGCACATAGCCACATATTTTTCCTTTGGAGCTAATTTGCGGAATGGAATAATATTCCGAAAATACTAATTCAGCCTTTTCTAAGACAAGTGAAACACCATAGCGCGCAACATGTCTGTCGATCATTTTTGCATCACTGAGATTACCTTTAATTGATAGCCAGTCGTTGAGGTACATATGGTTGCGATTGGCTTTTTTCAGCATGTCGCTCAACCAATTTTTATTACGCTTAGTTAGTTTCCGTTGCATCAATAATCCTCTTGCCAGTCAGCACCAGCATAGTTATCAAACCGTGAGTATTGGCCGTTAAAAGCCAATCTCACCGTGCCAATTGGGCCATTTCGTTGCTTACCGATAATCACCTCGGCAATGCCCTTCATTTCGCTTTCCGGGTGATAAACTTCGTCGCGATACAGAAACATGATCAGGTCTGCGTCCTGCTCAATTGCTCCTGATTCACGTAAATCTGAATTTACCGGTCGTTTGTCCGCACGCTGTTCAAGTGAACGATTAAGTTGTGACAATGCCACCACCGGTACTTGTAATTCCTTCGCCAAAGCCTTCAGTGAGCGAGAAATCTCGGCAATTTCCAGCGTTCGGTTATCTTGCAGCTCGGGGACGCGCATAAGTTGCAGGTAGTCGATCATAATCATGCTCAAACCACCATTTTCTTTATAAACACGACGAGCGCGGGAACGAAGCTCTGTAGGTGTCAGGGCGCTTGAGTCATCAATAAAAATATTTTGCTTGTCCAACAGAATCCCCATTGCGCCAGAAACCCGCGCCCAATCCTCGTCGTTAAGTTGCCCTGTTCGAATACGAGTCTGATCAACGCGTGCAAGAGAAGCCAGTGAGCGCATCATCAGCTGGTGGCTCGGCATCTCAAGGCTAAAAACCAATACGGGCTTATAGTTACGGACTGCGGCATTTTCGACGAGATTCATCGCAAACGTGGTCTTCCCCATAGATGGGCGGGCGGCGACAATGATGAGATCGGACGGCTGAAGCCCTGCCGTCTTCTTATTGAGATCGGTAAATCCCGTATCAAGCCCCGTTACACCATCATGTGGTCGCTGAAACAACTCTTCTATGCGAGATACCGTTGCATCGAGAATGCTGGCGATATCTTTTGGACCACTACCGCTCTTTTGTCGTTTTTCAGCTATTTCAAAAACGCGGCGCTCGGCCATATCCAGCAATTCATTGCTGCCCCTGCCATCCTGCGCATATCCAGCTTCGGCTATTTCATTTGCGACGGAAATCATTTCACGAACAACCGCGCGTTCACGAACGATATCCGCATAAGCACAAATATTTGCCGCGCTGGGCGTGTTCTTTGACATCTCCGCAAGGTACGCAAAACCACCGGCGCGTTCTAATTTACCGTTCTGTTCAAGTGCTTCAGCAAGTGTTATCAAATCAATCGGTTTGCCATGACTTAATAACCTCTCCATCTCACTGAAAATTTCACGATGAGCACTGGTATAAAAATCATCAGCAACTATACGATCTGCAACTTCATCCCAGCGGCAGTTATCAAGCATTAAGCCACCAAGTACAGCTTGTTCTGCACTAAGGGAATTTGGCATGGATTCAAGAGGGGATGCAGACATTAGCACTCCACCCAGGCGTGCTGAATGTCAGATATAATCGGCATACTCAAATCACTCCTAACGATATGAGTCATCACCAGAAAATCAGGATTAATGCGCCGGACTCTTCCCGGCTGTCACACCGAATCGCCAGGATGGTGAATCCCTTTACCCGAGAAACAACAAACGGTGGCTTGCACATTCCGGCTACCTGGTTCGTTGCCTGAGCTAGGGGCAAGGTTCCCCCCTTTTAACGTCACCAGACCGCTAACGACGCATGTGCCAGACGCCGTGTTACAACCAAATATGGTGGCCCCTACCGGACTTGAACCGGTGACCGTGCGATTATGAGTCGCCAGCTCTAACCACTGAGCTAAAGGGCCGGATTACTGTTTCCTGAGTGCTTCTATGACGCCAGCAATACCGCCTACAACTATGCCAGCAATGACAACGAGAACAATTGGATGCTTGTCAGCAAAATCCCAGAAGCCCATCACTGATCCTTAGAAGCTGTTTTTAATATCGGCCATACCAATGTTACAGCTACTGCCACCAACGCCCCGTCCGATAAAACTGACAGGATTGTGCTGGTGAAATCCACCAGCACGGACAGCAAGAGAAAACCAATGGCGATTGCGATACGTGCCTTGCTTGCCATTACAGATAATCTTCCACACGAAGACCTAAACGACGGCCTACTTCTTCCAGTACTTTGTGTTCTGCTGGCTCGATTTCACCGTCCGCTTCTGCAATTGTCAGCATGTTAACGAATACTTCTTCCGCTTCTTTTGGATCGTTTTTGATATCTTCAATTTCGCGAAGGATATTCATGCGACCAACACGGAAGCCAGCTTCCAGTTGCTCGGTAAAGCGGGTAATTGTTGCAGTAATTTCGTTACCAAAATGACTAAGACGCGGATTAGAGCGGACAAGCTGATCAAGTTTCGCTGTTTCTTCTTTTTCGATTTCACCATCAGCGGCAGACACCAACAAACAGCCACCGATGATGGCCTCCATCAGATCGCGATTCTCAACTTTTTTCAGCTCTACTTTTGCAGAAGCGACTTTCTTGCCGAACAATTTACCGAACATTGGTTATCCCTCAATAAAAGTGACATATTTATTAGATTGCGGTGCCGAGTGCCTCCCGGTGACGTTAACCAGTTAACAATTAACGTCGGAATGTTTAACCATTAAGGAGGATTGTTTTAACTGTTCCGCGTGCGCTTAGCCGCATTCACCGCAACGGAAAGAGCATTCCTGGTGGACCTGTAGATTGGGATATGAACCCGTTACAGGAGAATGCTCTTACCTGTTACGTGCTCCGTTTCGTGGAGCTAACGGCGGGTGATCGGGCCGCACCAGACTGGACTTATTTCAGCGTTATGCTCATGCCAGAGAATCAAACTGTGATGGTCGGTGCTGAACTCCGACACAGGGTTGTAGCAAGCCCCGCAAAGCGCGCACTACTGTAGTTGCGGCACATCAGCCTGTGCATTCACCACAATGTTGAGAACACTGGTTGTCACGCTGCAACGCAACATTTATTCGTAGATTGGGATATGACCCCGTTACGCCAGTGTTCTCAACGTTATAGTGCCGGTTACGGTTCCGGCCAGGCCTCTTCCTCAACGGGGTGTTCTCCATACGGACTACCGTTTATTGGTCGTTCCTGCGGTTTATGTTGTGAAGCCAGATGCTTATCTTCTGGTTGCTTCAAAGAGCTGCACTTCATCACAACGGTAAGAGCACTCGATGCATTTAAGCCAAGCCCCATAAGGGAGAATGCCCTTACCTGTTGTGTTGTGATGACCGGTGCTGATCTCCGGCTTGCGGTTATTTCAGACTCTCACGGGCGTTTAATTGCCCCGCCGAACAGCTCTTTTCCGCAATAGCTGCAATGTCTTTCGCGCATCAGCCTGCGCATTCATCACAACGGTAAGGGTACTTCGTAGGGATTCGAACCCTCTGCCAAGCTCGGCGATCTCCGACGTCGCAAAATACCCTTACCTGTTGTGCTGGTGCCGATTAACGGACTCGAACCGCTGACATCCTGCTTACAAGGCAGGCGCTCTACCAACTGAGCTAAACCGGCATTGGCGATGGTGGATGGATTTGAACCATCGACCCGTTGATTAACAGTCAACCGCTCTAACCGCTGAGCTACACCATCACTTGCCGGGTACGTCTCCGGCGAGGGCTTCCACCTCCGTATGCTTTTCGGCGCACCGCGCCCTGGCTGCAATTCGGTAACAGGGGATGCACAACCCTGGCTTCCAGCGTGATTAGCGCCTTCAGCATGACGGGATATACCCGTAAATTCGTGGAACTGTACCCAAAGTGCTGTTAAGCACCGCTGTTACGCTGAAAAGAAAACGCAACAGGAAAGGACGCTGACCAACAGATGGCCCCTTCTCGTTCATCTGGTTAATCACACCAGCGCCCTTACCTGTTGTGCCTCCCCGTTCCCTAATACACAGACGGGGACACTCTGCGGTCGATTTTTTGACGGGGGACGACTCATACCCCGTGGCGTCTGGCTTCTTAGGCCGCTACCATCATCAGATCATCGTTTGCATTTACTTTAATGGTCAGTTTCTAAACCGCCGCAAAGTCGCTAACCATGACGAAAACCCTGAAAAAAACGCCCACCCGAAGATGGGCAAACTGGAAGCTCGTAACGCACTTCGGCGTTGCCACTTAGGCGCATGGTCAACCTGGCAACTCGGTGGTTTGTCTGGGAGGACTAGGCCCAGCCATGCTTACCGCCGCGCCTGTCGCGGCTAACAGCTAAATCGCTCTATAAATCACGATTCATTGAGGCGATATTACACTAATAAATTTATTAGAGCAATATACCCAAAACGTCATGAGCTACACCTCGAGTGTCCCCCTTACAAGACACAGAACGTCTGGCAAAAAGAGGTTCCACTCTGAAGCCACTGTCATGATAAAGCTCTCTGATGTTTGGCGCGCCACTGTTAGTAATGAGAACCTTTGCACCTCGACGATGAGCATCCGTCAACAGAGACACCAGGCGTTTTTGCTCTTCAAACTTAAAGTCATGACCGGAATAGTTCGTGAATCCCTCTGTATTTGGAAGCGGTTCATACGGCGGATCGCAAAAGATGACATCTCCTTCTCCGGCAGCTTCAATCACCGCTGCAAAATCACCGCATACAAACTCAGACCGCCCTTCCGCACCGAGGAAGGCTTCCATCTCCTGTAATGGGAAATACGGAGTTTTATACTTCCCATAACCGACATTGAACTCACCGGCCTGGTTGTAACGCGTCAATCCGTTAAAACAATGTCGGTTCAGGAACAAAAACGCCGCTGCGCGATGTAAATCATCATAGACTTGTTTGTTAAACGCATTCCGTACTGCCAGGTATCCTTCCTGTGTGTTGTAGTCCTGGAAGAAACGATGTGCCAGAGTGATAAGTGAATGCGCCTCGCGTTGCAGAGTCTTGTAAAAGTTAATCAGGTCAGCATTCACATCATTTAGCAGATTTTCCTGGTATCCGGCATTCATGAAGACAGCTCCGCCACCAACGAAAGGTTCAATCAGGCGCTTCCCTTCTGGCAAATAGCGAAAGATTTGTTCCAGAACACCAAATTTTCCACCAGCCCATTTGAATATGGACCGTTCGAATTCTGCCGCTGGTTTAACTTTTCGCTCTTTTGTTTCACTTCCTTCTTTCTGCCGACATACGGCCTTAGTAATCCGATCGCCAATCCAGCGCATTACTGGTATTGCCATACTATTGCCGATCGCTTTGTAACGCGGTCCGTCAGCTGCAAGCATCGCGGCCTCTTCTTCGCTTAAATCTGGATAGTGATTGCGAAGATATGCCAGTTCATCTGAATTAACTTTTTTACGCTTTTCCGTCGGGATCAACGTATGCCCATCAGGAAAACCTTGCAGCCTTTCACATTCGACAGGGGTAAGACGGCGGACAGCTACTTCTGCGTTTCTTACTTCATAGCAAACAGCTGTTGGATTTTTAGCCATTAGAGATGGTGAAGTATTCTTAGTTGCAGCATGTTGTGTACCGCTCATACGCTCAGGAAAAGCCAATGTAACAAGATGCTCATGGCTTTCTTGCTCACGTGCCCGCAATGTACCATGCCCTTCTGACCAAAAACCTGCTCCTGTGCTGCTAAAAACGGCAAGGTCAGTGGCATCTTTAAAATCTCTTGCCTTTACTGTCGATGCGGTTTCATCGTCAATATATTCCCCAAATGCTGCCATCCTGAAAGCGTTTACGGCTTTCGTCGATTTCATACCGGGTGGCATGTCAGCGTGTAGGCATGGATTTAGGCTTTCGCCACTGATTGCAGCGCCATTTGCAATAATGGCGGAAGCGATTTCCTTCTTTTTTCGGCTCGGCGCAATATTCCGGCGCACGCCTTTGAACTCAAAAAGTACCGTTGCGGGATCGAGGTCTGTTCGAGCACTTGCGACAACAAACACGCGTCGGCGTCGTTGTGCCACTCCGAAGTATTGGGCATCAAGGATTCTCCAGGCCACCTTTCGCTGCGGTCCATAAATACAACCACACTGCGGCCACTTTGGAGCATGGCAACCGGTTTTGCCATCCCACCGCCAGAACGCGTTACTTTTTCCTGATTCAGGTCGATCACCTGGTTCAAATGGCGCATCTTCTCCAGCCAATCCGGCAAGGAAACATCCGAAGGCGTTATCTGCCGATGACAGGACTCCTGGGACATTTTCCCAGACGATAACTGTCGGTTTGAGAAATGACTCAGCCCGTTTGTCGTCAATTGCATTTGCAAGCTCCACATACTTTAAAGTTAGCGCGCCACGCTCATCATCAAGCCCACCACGTAATCCAGCGATACTGAATGCCTGACAAGGTGTTCCCCCGACGAGCACATCAGGGGATTCGATTTCCCCAGCCAGGACTTTTTTGGCAAGTTTTGTCATGTCGCCAAGGTTGGCGACATGGGGCCAGCGGTGCGCAAGAACGGCAGATGGAAAAGGCTCGATTTCAGCAAACCACGCCGGACGCATACCCAACGGTTCCCAGGCAATACTCGCGGCTTCAATTCCACTGCAAACAGATCCATAGCACAGCTCTTTCACTGCTTAGCCTCTCCACCAAGGGCATTTACCAGAGCATCAACCAGGCACGAAATTTCACTGGTCAACAGGAAGAAATCTGCGTCCAGTCGCTGCGCTACATCTTCACTATCAATATCAGAGTTCTGATCAAGCAATTCATCCGCAAATTTGACGCTGGTAAGGCTGAAGTTATGGTCCAGTGTAAATTTAATGCGGTTCTGCCAGTCGAGTGCCAACTTAGTGACGAGCTTGCCAGCTTCCAGGTGTGTGGAAATTTCATCGCTTCCCAAATCCTGCTTTTTCACTCGGGCAATACCGCCATCCTCAAGCACTGCCTTAAGTTCTGCCGCATCCCCCATTTGAAATCCCTGTGGAGCACTACCATCACGTACCCAGTCGGTCAGCGTTAATTCAATGGGATTTTCAACACTCAGGGGAACAACAGGAAGAGAACCCAGAGACTTACGCATAAGCGCGAGCATATCCTCTGCCTGCCGCGCGCTGGCATTGATATAGATACGTTTAGTTGAACCGTCGTAGATCGCCTGGATAACAGAAAACTTTGAAAAAGCCCGTGGCAGAAGAGAATGCAGAACTTCGTCTTTCAGGGAGTCCTTCTCTGTTTTCTTCAGTTTACGCGCTTGTTCTTGCTCAAGTTTTTCAATTTTTTCTTGAATAGCTCGCTGGATAACCGGCGGGGGAAGAATTTTTGTTTCGCGCTTTGCTTCAACAAGGATAAAACCATTTCCATGCATAGCGATAACTTCGGAATTATCACCAAATGGAGATACAAAACCGAACTTGGCCATATCCTGACTACCGCATGGCGTGAAAAGGATCATTTTCTTTTTATCTTCTAAGTCGGTCAGATCCGCCTCACGAGAAAGTTTATAAATAGTAATGTTTTTCCAGTGCTTAAACATGTTGTAACCCTTGAATATCAACCACAGAAAGCTCGTCTTTGTAGAAAAAGGCCAGGTTGTGGCACCCCCTCGTTTGAGCGTATGAGCTGGGACCAATTTCGTTCTTCCAGACAAATGGCTTCAAATCCGTACGGCGAAGCATAAAAACGCGATTTGTTCCGCTCTGATTCCCAATGAGGCAAAAGCCTTCTTTCACCTTGATAGCCTGCAAGTTGTCGAGTTCACCGCTGGTTACACGGCTATCGAACTCTTTGCGGCTTATTAGCTCCATCTGCATCTGACGACTCCAAACAAATGCCCATTGAAGGGCGATGGCTGAATGGTACCGAAAATACGACATAAAAAACAATATTTATTAGAGCAATTTTGCAATAGTTGAACTCCATGTAGACCACAAACAACCTGAGTTAAAATAACGAAAATCAGAGCAAATAATTGGTGATGACGTGGCAAGTATTGCAACAAAAGACAGCATTTGTTCGGGGCACGGAGGATTCCCATCCAGGCCTCCTGTAGAGAGTGAACCACTACTTAAAGTCAACGGAGTCGAAGTGTTAGTTGATGGTAAGCAATATGCACAGCATACCGATGGAAACAGTACGCACGGTGGGCAAGCTATATCAACCAGGGCATGGTTTACCGTCAATGGTAAAGGGATCGTATGCGTTGGTGACCCTGTTTCATGCGGATCTACCGTAGCGTCCGGAGACGGCCTGGTTCAGGTAAGTTAGGAGATATCATGCTGGAAAAAGACTACCAGTTATCCGCATATAAAAAATTGGCCGCCGCCGGTGGGATGAAAACACCTGGTGCCATAACATCGGCACGAAACAGTGCTAACACAGCAAAACTGCTTGCAGAAGAATTGACCGGATTAATTCTGGATACAATTGTCTATCCCGACACTATTACCAGCTATGTTTCAACGATCAGAACAACCGCAACTGGTTTAACGAATATTGGAGGGCTGGCAACTCAGCACGCGGACCTGTTGGCTGGTTATGCTGATCTGTCAATGCTCCTTCAACTCGATATTGGTTGGGATGTTTACTGTCGTGCTAATGAGCGAGAAGTTTCAGAACTGCCGATCTCTATTGCCATTGGTGACGCGACTACAACGAAATCGCTTGAGGACTCTGTAAATGCGCTTAATACGTCGAGTTTAGTCGCTGCTATGGGGGACATTAACCAGACCCTTAACACAGGCTCAGGAAGCTCGTCAGGCTCTGATTCAGGTGGCGGCGCAGTCACTCCCCCACCAGCACTGACAGAACAACAAGTTGAAGCACTGAAGGAAGCAACTGAACAATTTGGTGCTTTTTTCGACCAGACAACAGTACCGGTAGCAGCATTGCAACAGCAGTATGAACGAGCGAAGGAAAGCGCCAGCGTAGCCATAACTGCTTATAACCATGCTATCGGTACCGCGCTTGCGGAAGCATCAGCAAATAAGGCCAGCACAGCCAGCGCAGTCGCCGCTTTGGTTCCTGATTCTGTTCTTGATGAATTAAACAAAGCGGCACAGTAACAAAGGACTTCATTGATAATTTTTCTTCAGGAGGAAGACATGTCATTCTTTTCTACGTTAAAAACAGCTTTGTCTTTGAAGGAGAAACTTGCTGCTACTGGTGTTCTTGTTCTGATTTGCGCACTTGTTGGTGCCGGGTTTGCATGGGAACGTCATCAGCTAAAGCAAGCCTTGGATAAAATTGGCAGTCTTGATCAGGCTGTTAAGGAACGTGATAAGTCAATAATGGATCTTAACCAGACCATTGAGACGATGAACAAAGCAGATCAACATTTTCACAGCCAGGAAGTGAAAAATGAATCAGAACAAGCCAAGTATGCTGACAGGCAAATGGAACGAAAAGCAGAAGTTCAGAAACAACTGGTTGCGGCGGGTAATGTTCGCCAGCGCATTCCTGCTGACACTCAGCGGTTGCTCCGGGAGTCGATCAGCGAATTTAACGCCGACGCCGACAAAGGTTAACCACCCTGCCCCCAAAAGTGCGTTTATGTGCAGGATGCCAGAGTTTAGCAGTGAATATTTTGATGATCTGCCAGCGTATATCCTCGATACAGAAACGATGCTGATGGGGATTAACAGGAAGAATCGCAACGTCAATGATTACAACCGTGCTATCAGCGGTAACTAAAAGGAAAAACTATGTCCGATATGGAAATTGAAAAAGAGATTCTAGCCAAAGGCAAAACAGCACCACGCCTGACTCCTGATCACATCGAGAGTGTGATTGCCGAAGAGCATTATTTCACAGCTTTTGACGGCATTCGCGCTGCGCATGAAGGCGTTCGTGAGGTGCTGTCTGTTCATCCCTCTACGCGTAGCCTGACCATCTGTGTCTTGGTGCTGTGCAATGGATTCATTGTTACCGGGGAAAGCGCCTGTGCCAGCCCTAAAAATTTCGACGCGGAGATTGGCCGTAAGGTGGCCCGTAAGAACGCCATTGAGAAAATCTGGCCGCTGGAAGGTTATCTGCTGAAGCAAAAGCTCAGCGAGCAGATTTAATCAACTGTAGAAATCGTAATATCAACACTCATGACTTTACTTTGGCAGGAAGCCACTAAGGACAAACAACATGTTTGCGGTTAAACAAGAAATAAACAACGCTACTTCTTTGTTCGAAATTGAGAGTATTACCGTTGGATATCCTGGGTCAGATCAATTTAAACAGGCGTTCGAGATTGCTGAAGAACTGGGTATCAAAACGCCTGATGCGATTGAATATATCCCTGTTGCGTACGAAGATGAGGAGATGACAAAGGCAATCGGGGAAGAGCAAACTTTGAGTACAGAGCGTAAGGATGTACAGCGGGATGACTGTATCGCCGTGATTTGCTCTGGGGTTGCTTCTGAAATGTTCCCCGACCTCCCTGCCATAGGAGGTGTTGGTTATCAATTCCTCTACAAAGGTGATACGTTACGCATCTATACAAGTAGTTTGTTGATCGAAGAAGTAGGTACGGAAAACGACAACTAATTCGCTTCAACTCTTCACAGAAATCGGTCCTCAGTGGCCGGTTTTTCACTTATCCACATTATCCACTGGGTAGATCCAATAATTAGGTCCATACAGATCCCAATTAGATCCATATAGATCCCTGATCGTTGCAGGCCGCGCCACGTCTGGCTTAGAAGTGTATCGCGATGTGTGCTGGAGGGAAAACGATGTGTGCTGGAGGGATAAAAATGTGTGCTGACGGGTTGCTAATGTGTGCTGGCGGGATATAGGATGTGTGCTGACGGGAAAGCCTGGGTAGTTATCACCACTTATAAAAACTATCCACACAATTCGGAAAAAGTAATATGAATCAATCATTTATCTCCGATATTCTTTACGCAGACATTGAAAGTAAGGCAAAAGAACTAACAGTTAATTCAAACAACACTGTGCAGCCTGTAGCGTTGATGCGCTTGGGGGTATTCGTGCCGAAGCCATCAAAGAGCAAAGGAGAAAGTAAAGAGATTGATGCCACCAAAGCGTTTTCCCAGCTGGAGATAGCTAAAGCCGAGGGTTACGATGATATTAAAATCACCGGTCCTCGACTCGATATGGATACTGATTTCAAAACGTGGATCGGTGTCATCTACGCGTTCAGCAAATACGGCTTGTCCTCAAACACCATCCAGTTATCGTTTCAGGAATTCGCTAAAGCCTGTGGTTTCCCCTCAAAACGTCTGGATGCGAAACTGCGTTTAACCATTCATGAATCACTTGGACGCTTGCGTAACAAGGGTATCGCTTTTAAGCGCGGAAAAGATGCTAAAGGCGGCTATCAGACTGGTCTGCTGAAGGTCGGGCGTTTTGATGCTGACCTTGATCTGATAGAGCTGGAGGCTGATTCGAAGTTGTGGGAGCTGTTCCAGCTTGATTATCGCGTTCTGTTGCAACACCACGCCTTGCGTGCCCTTCCGAAGAAAGAAGCTGCACAAGCCATTTACACTTTCATCGAAAGCCTTCCGCAGAACCCGTTGCCGCTATCGTTCGCGCGAATCCGTGAGCGCCTGGCTTTGCAGTCAGCTGTTGGCGAGCAAAACCGTATCATTAAGAAAGCGATAGAACAGCTTAAAACAATCGGCTATCTCGACTGTTCTATTGAGAAGAAAGGCCGGGAAAGTTTTGTAATCGTCCATTCTCGCAATCCAAAGCTGAAACTCCCCGAATAAGTGTGTGCTGGAGGGAAACCGCATTAAAAAGATGTGTGCTGCCGGGAAGGCTTGTCCAATTTCCTGTTTTTGATGTGCGCTGGAGGGGAACGCCCCTCAGTTTGCCCAGACTTTCCCTCCAGCACACATCTGTCCATCCGCTTTTCCCTCCAGTGCACATGTAATTCTCTGCCTTTCCCTCCAGCACACATATTTGATACCAGCGATCCCTCCACAGCACATAATTCAATGCGACTTCCCTCTATCGCACATCTTAGACTTTTATTCTCCCTCCAGCACACATCGAAGCTGCCGGGCAAGCCGTTCTCACCAGTTGATAGAGAGTGAAGCTTGGCTGCCCATTGAAGCAGGAAATCACCAAAATGATTCAGGCTACAACCTGAACGTAGAAGAAATCCGCGTCCTTTATGCGTGGAGGATGCCAAAGCATGTTGTGACACACTTGGCAAAGGAGTAAGCATGCAGAGAATGCTATGTACAAGCATCTACGCATACATTATTATTTTATGCAGCATTTTTAATTAAATTCAAAAATACAGCATAAAGGATGACTTTCGATGAGTGATTCCAGCCAGCTTCACAAGGTTGCTCAAAGAGCAAACAGAATGCTCAATGTTCTGACTGAACAAGTACAGTTGCAAAAGGATGAGCTACACGCGAACGAGTTTTACCAGGTCTATGCGAAAGCGGCACTGGCAAAATTGCCTCTACTGACTCGAGCGAACGTTGACTATGCCGTAAGTGAAATGGAAGAAAAGGGTTATGTTTTCGATAAACGCCCTGCTGGCTCTTCAATGAAATATGCGATGTCAATTCAGAACATCATTGACATATATGAACATCGCGGAGTGCCAAAATACCGGGATCGCTACAGCGAAGCGTATGTGATTTTCATCTCCAATCTTAAAGGCGGTGTGTCAAAAACTGTATCGACGGTTTCTCTGGCGCATGCAATGCGTGCTCACCCTCATCTTCTTATGGAGGATTTAAGGATTCTGGTTATTGACCTTGATCCGCAATCTTCAGCAACGATGTTTTTAAGCCATAAACACTCTATTGGTATCGTAAACGCAACATCTGCACAGGCTATGTTGCAGAATGTAAGCCGTGAAGAGCTGTTAGAGGAGTTTATTGTTCCTTCTGTTGTACCTGGGGTTGACGTTATGCCTGCGTCGATTGACGATGCCTTTATTGCATCCGATTGGAGAGAGCTGTGCAATGAGCATCTACCGGGTCAGAACATCCATGCTGTCCTGAAAGAAAATGTGATTGATAAGCTGAAGAGCGATTATGACTTTATCCTCGTTGATAGTGGTCCTCACCTTGACGCCTTCCTGAAAAATGCTTTGGCCTCGGCCAATATACTGTTTACACCTCTGCCGCCAGCAACTGTCGATTTCCACTCATCGCTTAAATACGTTGCCCGCCTTCCTGAGTTGGTAAAACTCATTTCGGATGAAGGCTGCGAGTGCCAGCTTGCGACTAACATTGGTTTTATGTCCAAGTTGAGTAACAAGGCAGATCATAAGTATTGCCATAGCCTGGCTAAAGAAGTGTTCGGTGGGGATATGCTCGATGTCGTCCTCCCTCGCCTTGACGGTTTTGAACGTTGCGGCGAGTCTTTTGACACTGTTATTTCAGCTAACCCGGCAACGTATGTTGGTAGTGCTGATGCATTGAAGAACGCGCGAATTGCCGCGGAAGATTTTGCTAAAGCAGTTTTTGACCGTATTGAATTTATCAGATCTAACTGAGGAGTAAGAACCCCCCATGTCAAAGAAAAACAGACCAACAATTGGGCGAACCCTTAATCCTTCAATATTAAGCGGATTTGATAGTTCTTCAGCCTCTGGCGATCGAGTCGAGCAGGTATTCAAGTTATCAACTGGTCGCCAGGCCACATTTATTGAAGAGGTAATACCTCCGAACCAGGTAGAAAGCGATACCTTTGTTGATCAGCATAACAACGGGCGTGACCAGGCATCTCTTACGCCAAAATCATTAAAAAGTATCCGAAGCACTATTAAGCATCAGCAATTTTACCCTGCAATAGGTGTTAGACGGGCTACAGGGAAAATTGAAATTTTGGATGGTTCCCGGCGTCGAGCTTCTGCCATCTTAGAGAACGTAGGGTTGCGGGTTTTAGTCACGGACCAGGAGATCAGCGTTCAGGAAGCGCAAAATTTAGCGAAAGACGTTCAGACAGCATTGCAGCACAGCATTCGAGAAATAGGTCTGCGTTTGATGCGAATGAAAAATGATGGGATGAGTCAGAAGGATATTGCAGCCAAAGAAGGGCTGTCTCAGGCGAAGGTCACGCGTGCTCTCCAGGCAGCGAGTGCTCCGGAAGAATTAGTCGCCCTTTTCCCTGTGCAGTCGGAATTAACCTTTTCGGACTACAAAACGCTTTGTGCTGTTGGCGACGAAATGGGGAACAAGAATTTAGAGTTTGATCAGCTTATTCAAAACATATCCCCGGAAATAAACGACATCTTATCCATTGAAGAAATGGCCGAAGATGAAGTTAAAAATAAAATCCTGCGCTTGATAACAAAGGAAGCCTCACTACTCACGGATAAAGGTTCTAAAGATAAGTCCGTAGTTACTGAATTATGGAAATTTGAGGACAAGGATCGCTTTGCAAGGAAGCGCGTGAAAGGCCGTGCATTTTCTTATGAGTTTAATCGACTTTCAAAAGAGCTACAGGAAGAACTCGACAGGATGATTGGGCATATCCTTAGAAAGAGCCTCGATAAAAAGCCGAAGCCTTAAACTTTCGCCATTCAAATTTCACTATTAACCTACTGTTTTTAAAGTAAATCCATCTAAAATTTCAAGGTGAAATCGCCACGATTTCACCTTGGATTTTACCTTCCGCCCCTACTCCCGAAAAAAATAAAAAAATTGCTTGTCACGAGAAAGTCAACAAGTGACTTTCAATAAAATCTCTTCCGAAAAGGGATTCACACAAGTGCCTTGTGTTTAAGGAAGAGTAAATTGAGTAACTTACGCGAATACCAGAATCGTATTGCAGATATCGCAAAACGCTCTAAAGCTGTGCTTGGCTGGGCAAGCACTGCGCAGTTCGGTACTGATAACCAATTCATTAAAGATGATGCCGCGCGTGCCGCATCTATCCTTGAAGCTGCACGTAAAGACCCGGTTTTTGCGGGTATCTCTGATAATGCCACCGCTCAAATCGCTACAGCGTGGGCAAGTGCACTGGCTGACTACGCCGCAGCACATAAATCTATGCCGCGTCCGGAAATTCTGGCCTCCTGCCACCAGACGCTGGAAAACTGCCTGATTGAGTCCACCCGCAATAGCATGGATGCCACTAATAAAGCGATGCTGGAATCCGTCGCAGCAGAGATGATGAGCGTTTCTGACGGTGTTATGCGTCTGCCTTTATTCCTCGCGATGATCCTGCCTGTTCAGTTGGGGGCAGCTACCGCTGATGCGTGTACCTTCATTCCGGTTACGCGTGACCAGTCCGACATCTATGAAGTCTTTAACGTGGCAGGTTCCTCTTTTGGTTCTTATGCTGCTGGTGATGTTCTGGACATGCAATCCGTCGGTGTGTACAGCCAGTTACGCCGCCGCTATGTGCTGGTGGCAAGCTCCGATGGCACCAGCAAAACCGCAACCTTCAAGATGGAAGACTTCGAAGGCCAGAATGTACCAATCCGAAAAGGTCGCACTAATATCTACGTTAACCGTATTAAGTCTGTTGTTGATAACGGTTCCGGCAGCCTACTTCACTCGTTTACTAATGCTGCTGGTGAGCAAATCACTGTTACCTGCTCTCTGAACTACAACATTGGTCAGATTGCCCTGTCGTTCTCCAAAGCGCCGGATAAAGGCACTGAGATCGCAATTGAGACGGAAATCAATATTGAAGCCGCTCCTGAGCTGATCCCGCTGATCAACCACGAAATGAAGAAATACACCCTGTTCCCAAGCCAGTTCGTTATCGCGGCTGAGCACACGGTACAGGCGGCGTATGAAGCACAGCGTGAATTTGGTCTGGACCTGGGTTCCCTACAGTTCCGCACCCTGAAGGAATACCTGTCTCATGAACAGGATATGCTGCGTCTTCGCATCATGATCTGGCGTACTCTTGCGACCGACACCTTTGACATCGCTCTGCCGGTTAACCAGTCCTTTGATGTATGGGCAACCATCATTCGTGGCAAATTCCAGACTGTATATCGCGACATTATTGAGCGCGTTAAATCTTCTGGTGCGATGGGGATGTTTGCTGGTGCTGATGCAGCATCTTTCTTCAAACAGTTGCCGAAGGATTTCTTCCAGCCAGCCGAAGACTATATCCAGACTCCGTATGTTCACTACATCGGTACCCTGTTCGGTAACGTGAAAGTGTACGAAGTACCTGCTGGTATTTGTAAGAACTTAACGACAGAGAACATTCAGTTCAGCTCGATGGATGTGCTGTGCTACGTCCGTGATGAAAATCCGGGTAAAGCAGGCTTCGTGACTGGTGATGCTGTCCCGGCCATCCCGTTCCAGCATCCGACCACTCCGGCGCTGGTCAACCGTACCACGCTGTGGGGTTCGGCTATCAACGATATGCACCCACGCAACGGCGCTGATTACTTCACTCGTGTAACGCTGACAATGGCCAAAAAAGGCGGGCTTAACTTCATTAGCGGCGACACGATTGATGCCGGTGACTCTGAGTAATCAGGGGAAGTTCTCCGTTTAACATAGCGCCCCCGTGCGGGGCGCATAACAGGGAAAGTTATGTCTCAATATTCAATTCAACAGTCATTAGGTAATGCATCCGGCGTCGCGGTTAGCCCGATCAATGCCGATGCGACGTTATCTACCGGTGTTGCATTAAATAGCAGCTTATGGGCTGGTATTGGCGTATTTGCGCGTGGCAAGCCGTTTACTGTTCTTGCGGTTACTGAGTCCAATTACGAAGATGTTCTCGGCGAACCGCTGAAGCCGTCTTCCGGCTCACAGTTCGAACCAATTCGCCATGTATACGAAGCTATTCAGCAAACGTCTGGTTATGTTGTTCGCGCTGTTCCGGATGATGCGAAGTTCCCGATTATTATGTTCGATGAATCAGGCGAACCGGCTTACAGTGCGTTGCCATACGGTTCTGAAATTGAACTTGATAGTGGCGAAGCCTTTGCTATCTACGTTGATGATGGTGATCCGTGTATTTCACCTACCCGTGAGTTAACCATCGAAACGGCAACAGCGGACAGCGCGGGTAATGAACGCTTCCTCTTAAAACTGACCCAGACGACTTCGCTCGGCGTGGTAACGACCCTGGAGACACACACTGTGTCTTTGGCGGAAGAAGCGAAAGATGACATGGGCCGCTTGTGTTATCTGCCTACGGCTCTGGAAGCCCGTTCTAAATATCTGCGCGCGGTTGTTAATGAAGAGCTGATTTCGACAGCGAAAGTAACAAACAAAAAATCGTTGGCGTTCACTGGCGGTACCAACGGCGATCAGTCGAAAATCTCAACCGCTGCGTACCTGCGTGCGGTTAAAGTGCTGAATAATGCGCCGTACATGTACACCGCTGTTCTTGGCTTGGGCTGCTATGACAATGCGGCTATCACCGCATTAGGTAAAATCTGTGCAGATCGCCTGATTGATGGCTTCTTTGATGTCAAACCGACATTGACGTACACGGAAGCGATCTCTGCTGTTGAAGATACCGGTTTACTTGGTACCGATTATGTAAGCTGTGCTGTCTATCACTACCCGTTCTCCTGCAAAGACAAATGGACCCAATCCCGTGTGGTCTTTGGTCTGTCTGGCGTGGCGTATGCGGCGAAAGCTCGTGGCGTCAAGAAAAACTCTGATGTCGGCGGTTGGCATTACTCACCGGCTGGTGAAGAACGTGCCGTCATTGCTCGTGCGTCAATTCAACCGCTGTATCCGGAAGATACCCCGGACGAAGAAGCAATGGTCAAGGGCCGTCTCAATAAAGTATCTGTTGGCACCTCTGGCCAGATGATCATCGACGATGCTTTAACTTGCTGCACGCAGGATAACTATCTGCACTTCCAGCACGTCCCATCCCTGATGAATGCAATCAGCCGTTTCTTTGTCCAGTTAGCCCGACAGATGAAGCATAGCCCGGACGGTATTACTGCGGCTGGCCTGACTAAAGGGATGACCAAACTTTTAGATCGCTTTGTCGCCTCCGGCGCTCTGGTGGCTCCTCGTGATCCTGATGCTGACGGTACAGAACCGTATGTGCTGAAAGTTACGCAGGCGGAATTCGATAAATGGGAAGTAGTCTGGGCCTGCTGCCCGACTGGCGTAGCCCGTCGTATCCAGGGCGTACCGCTGCTTATTAAGTAAGGGAATACAATGAGCAAAAACTTTTTTCAATCCGGGGCATTTTTGGGGAATGGACTGTCTCGTTTCGCTTTGAACTCTGATCCTGTGCAGCTGATGGAGTCTGCCCGAGCAAGCGCTGAACCGCCAACAGATCCGGTTATTAATAATAATCCGGAACCGGCGGCACAGACTAACGATAACGTTCCATCTGCCCAGGCTCCTGAGCAAATCCTGGAAGGGAAAGACGGTAAAGAATGGACCGTCGAACAGGCGCACCAGATGATTCTGGAAGCTGCAAATCGAAGTGCTATGCAAAATGCGTTGAGTGATGCGGCCGACGCCGTTTTCGCCTGGGCTGATAGCGGTGATCTGACTTTCGACTCCCTTGATGGTTTCGTTCAGGCTATCGCTGGTATCTCTGATGACGACGACTCCGAAGTTACAGAAGAACAGGACGATGCCTATAACGAAGCATGGGCAAATGTTGCTGACTTCCTCGCAGCATGCGGTGTAGATGATGACCTGATCGAAGCACTGGCTGACGATGAAGACGACGACGCAGCTGCTGATGTTGGTGCCTCTATCGCTGGTTTAGATAGCGACGACCGCGACGAACTAGAAGCGGCGTTTGTTGTTGCTGGCACTTCTGATGAAATGCTGACTGAAGCATTTAAGAAGGTTGTTCGTAACGGTGAGATCAAACTCATCCGTAAACGCCTGCGTAAAAAACGTCTGACTGCGGCTCAAAAATCGGCGCTGAAAAAAGCGCGTCGAAAAGCCCAGACCGGCGCGGCAAAACTTGCCCGCAAAAAGTCAATGAAACTGCGCCGTAAGCGCCTTGGCTAAAGGAGGAGGCCGGAGAACTCCGGCCTTTAACTTGAATGGCACCTATTCCTTATGGGGTTTACAGCCAGGCTGACGGTGTATCGCCATTTCTGAAAGTTACTTTAACGAACTCTCAGTACCAGGTTACCGGATATATCAGCCAGGGGGCGGCAATGAACATGGCCCAGAATTGGGAAGCGCCGTTTACCGGTATGTCCATGGGATCTGTTGCTGGTGCCTTCAGTGGTTTTGCGCAGGTTGGTACTGAAACAACGTCGGTTGCCCGTTGGAACAGCTTAATGGTTTGGGAAGGGGGAACACCGCCGACTTTCACGCTGCCAGTAACTTTCATCGCTTTGTTTGACCCATTCACGGAGGTTTCAGGAGCTATCGCCGCATTGTCAGCGATGATTAGCCCGGAACTTAAAGATGCCAGTATTGGTGGTCGAATCCCGGAGCGCGTGACGCTAAACATTGGTCGCCGGATCAACATCATTGATGTCGCTATCCAGGACATAAGTTTCGATCTCGATGCGCCCAGGGACAGCAATGGGCATTTCCTGAAAAACACCGTCAACCTCCAGTTGACCGGTTCTTCGATATATAACAGCTCCGATATTGTTCGGGCGTTCCAGTAAAAGGATTTTATATGGGGCACAATAACACTAAGGGAAACCGTAAATTTATTAAGGGCCGCTATACTGCCAACGCGGCCAAAGGCGAACGACTGGTATCTTCTGAATTCCAGCTCACTTTTGCAGGCCATGAAGATATCAGCGTACTGGTTCGCACGTCGCAAATTCCTGAAATGACCCGCGAGGATGTGGAGGACTATGGTCCGAATGGTGTGAAGTTCAACCAGCACGGACCAATTCGAAACTCTGGGGAAATCCAGGTCCAGTGCGTGGAGACTATCGAAGGCGATATTCTTCAGTTCATCAAGGATCGCATTGCGGCGAAGGACTATGTTGATATCACGATGGCTGCTACCCCTGAATCCAAATCTTCCGGGGTTAACGCTGTGACAAAAGCTGCTACAACAATTGAAATGTTGGACTGCAAAATCTACAGTGATGCAATCGACTTTAGTACCGAAGATGTGACTGCCGCTGTGCGCCCGTCACTTCGTATCGTCTACAACTGGATTGAGTGGGATTAAGAGTCATCCCTTGTATTTTAAAGCTCCTTCGGGAGCTTTTTTATTTGGAGAGGAAAGGGTGCATTGAGGATACCTGACACACGAAGAGTGGCGAGGATCTCTCCCCGCCAGGTCTCTTACCTTTCAGATTCGTAGGCTGTGAAGACAGTGACCTCCGTCTGGCCGGTTCGGATTCGTACCTCGCAGAGGTCTTTCCTCGTTACCAGTGCCGTCACAATGACGGTTAAACAGATGACGATCAGAGCGATTAACATCGCTTTTTGCTGCTTCATAGCCTGCTTCTCCTTGACCTTTTGGTCGGTAAGAGGCTAATCTACGTATGCTAAGCATAGATATGGCCTCAGATTAATGTTAAGCGTCTTGCAGGACGCGTAATGTTATCTGGGGCTTTCTTCTATCTGCTTTTCGGGTAATGCCTGAAGCAGATAGCCTCAAGCACCCGCAACGATTGTATCAATGTCTGGCTTTTTTTCTATAGAAATCACCTGGAAGGGTGAATATCCACATCAGAAGAAATGTTGCAGCAAACATGATCCCTAATGGCCAGACCGCGCCAAAGAAAATCCATACTAAGATCTCCTCTGCTCGTTCTTTGCGGTCGATATCGACAAGCATTTTTCGGCTGATCATGTATACACAGAAGCCAATACAAACATATCCTGCAAAAGCGATCGCTAACTGTAAAAAATCAGATTGCATCTCCGACCTCAAACTGAAAACGCCAGGTGACTCCAGATTAGAGCAATCTATCACCCCCTGAATCCTGCCGGTATACCCCATTTTTCGTTATCTTTATTTTTGGCTAAAATCGCATTAAGAGCTTCGTTTACCGTCATGCAATGCGGCAAATTATCGAAGTTTGATACCCCGCCAATATCAGGAGAACGCTTGTTCTTCAGGTAAGCATATTTCCGCGCTGCCGCCTCTACTTTCTGCTTGAACTCATGTTTTTGAGCGCGTTTTTTGGATAACCGCAGATTGTCAGCCTTTGCTTTTGCCTCAGCGATCCATGAAGTCAATTTTTTGAGTCTGCTCGTTCCGGCACCGCCGGAAACTGATCTTTTTGTTTTTTTAACTTGTGACTTCTTATTCTTTATTGCCACGTCATCCTGACAGGGGGAGGGGGTATCATTTTGACATGGGGGTGTGGATAAAAAATTGAATAAAGCCAATGTCTTAGCGAGAACAGCTTTAACCTTGGTTGCCGCTGAAGAGATCTTTAATTTGCTTTCAATCAGCGCATTTTTGGCTTGTTGTGCGAAGGCCAAAAAGGATGGTGTAAACCGGTACAGGTTAGCGCGACGTTCACGGTGATCGCCGATAACAATCTCTACAGACAGAATTCCTTTGTTTACAGCTTCACGGAATGCACGAACGACGGTTGATTGGCTATAACCAGTTTCTGCCGCGATCAGGCGGTGAGGCTTGTGAATGAAGTATTCACTGGTTGTTGCCGCGAGATTTGCACATTGCGACAGGATATGCCCGGCGCTACGGGATAGACCGGAGTGTGTTACAAAGCAGGCCAATTCATAGCCAGAAAAAGTAAAATCGCTCATCGTTATACAGCTCAGGAAAGTGACTTTAGCCAGCATTACAATGCTGGTGGTTCTTACTACGTCTGTTAGCGCGTTGCCGCGACAGGTACCAGCACACCAGCATCAAGCAATCGCTTCATCAGCCACTGCTGACCTTTGCCGGTTATACGAGTCGTGAAAGAAATCCTGCTTCCATTGCTTGTATCGATCACGGTTTCTTTAAGGGTGAAATACCCACGGGATATGTATTCTTGTTTGGGGACGTTCCTGCGTTCACCGGTTGCGATCAGAATTCCGTTATCACGCAACCAGGTGAAGAGATAGTTTTGGCCCAGGCCGAGCACTTTGGCATAGTTGCCGATTAGAACCCCGCTGGCGGTAGCAACGCGTTCGGCGAATTCGACTTTAGGTGCATCCATCAGCATTTTTTGCTCCAGCCGTTGCTTTTGCTCTGCCAGGTCAGCAGCCAAACGGAGAGCTTCTGGGAGGCTCTGCGGAATAGCAGGTTGTAATCTTCCAGCTCGATAGTCGATAAATGTCTGGTTTACCTTCAGCCGAAACGCGGGAGAAATCCAACCTGCGTACTCCACTGCGAGCAATTCATGGGCAAAAGTGCCGCCGCCACGGCCTTCGAACGAAACTATGCAATTCTGCATAGTTTCTTTTTCAAGCTCTTCGATGAGCTGTTTGGCTGACAGCGTTCTTAGCCATTGAGCTGGCGCTTTATGGGCACCGAGTCCGCTCGCTCTGTGTAGAGCATTAAGGTTGTAACGGCCAGCGCGGTCGGTCGTAATTTCAACACCACAAATAACAGGCAGAGTGGTTGAAGGATCGACATTTTGATGAAGGTTTGATATATTCATATCCGCATTGAATGTTTGTTGCATTTTTTCTCCAAATTTGCATCAACCTTCAATCACCAGCTCGAAATGGTGATTCTTTGCACTTAGAAAACGAAATTTATTAGAGCAAATTTTTCTGACTCGATCCAGATCGGGTTGGACGATCTGCTCAGAAACCTGCCAGTTTGCTGGCAGGTTTTTTTCTTTTGTTAACCTATTGCTACTGGTTTTAACAAACCAGCATCAAGTAGCTTGCGAGTTAACCACTGCTGGCCTTTACCCGTTAATTGGGGCGTCAGCCGTATCTGGTAGCCATTTTCATCATCCAGCACCACTTCTTTCACCGTGAAATACCCGGCGTTGATGTACTGTTGGCGCGGTACGTTTTTGCGCGCTCCAAAAGCCATGAGAATGCCATTCTGGCGCAACCATGAGAAAAGGGCGTTTTGCTTAAGTCCAACGACCTTTGCAAAGTTCCCGATCAGGATTCCATTGGCCACTGATACCCGGTCGGCAAAATCGACTTTAGGGGCTGCGGCCACCAGCTGTTGTTCCAACTGCATTTTCTGTTCTGCTAACTCGGCAGCCAGGCGTAGGGCTTCTGGTAATGTCTGGGGGATCGATGGGGTAGGGGAGTTTGCCTGCTGTAATTCTTCCAGTTTGTCGATCAGCGAACGGCGGACCGCTTTTGACTCGCGCGCGGCAACTCGCAGGGCTTGTTTGTAGGTCATGGTTATAATATCTATTTCTGCGCCGTTTTTTTGACCTACGAAAATTTCGTAGGTTTCTCCTTCAAGCTCATCCTTAACTCTGGCAATGAAATCATTGTTGCGAACTGGTTTTTCGCTACATAATTTCCGTGCCTCATTGACCATCTTCAACAATGTTTGGCTGTCGATTGTGTCTCCGGTGTTGGAGATGACATTCAGGGCTGGTGCTGGCGTAGCTGAAGCAACAGGTGCTGGTTTTTCAACATTTAAATTATTACCGGTCATTCTATGTGCCTCCTTTCTCATTTCTGCTGCCACTGTTGCGTAACGTAGACGTCCTTGTTCAATCAAATAATCCCTGATCTCGGCTATCAGTAGCCTGTTGATCACAGCCTTATCTGTTCGGGTATAAAAACGTCTGGTTATCATGAAATAGTTAGCAATTGCGCCGGGGATCTCCCGTGTCGGCATACAGGCAGTATGCAAGGCGATCGCTTCGGCTATTTCATTACGGGTGACGAGAGGTGTTTTCATAAACCCCCCTGAACGTCGGCAGAGAAGGGGAGGCTCCAGTAACTAAGTGAATTGCGCGAGTTAGTTGAAAAACGGGCAGTAAAAATGCAGGGGCCATCAGGCAATTGAGAGCGTGCTTCGTCTTCTGTTGCTGCGATAACGAAGTGATAGTGGTGTTTTTTACAGGAATAGAAACGCCAGATGAATTCTTGGCGTGCGCAAGGATTGGCATTAACCATAGTTACGGCCTCGTAAGTTGATAAACAACCTGCGACCCGCTGCTAAACAGGTGGCAGGACGTGACGGGGTTAGCAGACTGGCACTTACGAAACCAGCAGGCCGAAGCCTCCCCATCACGCCCCACCATAATTCGGGCGTAACGTGGTTTACGGACACAAAAATACCGCAATATCGGAAATCTGCGGTTGTCCGCGTAAGTATTCAGGCTGCTAAACCCGGTCGCAGAATTTGCTACGACGGCGGAACTATAAGCCTGAACGATTAAAAGGTCAATATGATGCGAAAAGATAGCATTCGCGACTTAAAAATACAAATTTATTAGAGCATTGCATGCTTAATAAATACACAATTGGATCTAATAACCTCTTTTTTTTAAAGGCGAAAATATGTACCCTAAATGAGTTATAAGGCAGGTGAGGTTATAATGAGAAAACTATTACTACCGTTATTATTTATGGCTGGGACTGTTAATGCAGCATCAAGCGTAAAGGAGATTTGTACCGATTATACGAAATACCTTGGGCACGTTTACGGATTTGCTGTCAGTGAAGACGAATCCATGCGCAAGAAGTTACTGTCAGATATGAAGCGCCTTAAACTTTCTGAAGCGATGGTGCAGCAGGAACTGTATAAAGTCTCAACCAACGCAAATGCTAAATACCAATATTCTCGCCTATTAAACCCCGATGCAAATGAGATCAATCGAAGCACTTTCGATTATATGGTAAAGGCATGCGAAACCGCTCCTGATTTTGCTATCCCTAGCTGGGGTGTGCTGGTGGCGAGCAATGCCGTTAATAAAGAAGATGTTGGAAGAAATGGCATTGACTCAATCAGAAATGCCCCAGGAATGCGCCATCAAAACGTGCAGGGTACGCTTGAAGAACGAGCCAGGGGGCCGGGTACAAACTCCCCAATGGGAAACCTCTCCCCGGAGGAATTGCAAGAGTATAACCAACGGATGGAGCAGTATGAGAAAGCTGCACGCGAAAAAATGGAACAACAAAAAAACGGATCTCTTAATACTTTCCAGCAAGGTTTAAAAGCGCTTAATTTACCCTATGAATGGTGAATATATGGTGGTTAACTAATTAAAATATTAATATCCAAAGGAGATAAATTAATGCGCATCAAACGATTTTTACTAGTTATTGCTTTGCTTACTCCGTTTTCATCAATGGCAAATGTAAGCAAATGGTCAACCGGCGAGACTCATGGTGTTCGTTCTTATGCTGTTTCCAGCAAAGATAATTATACGCTTACATTTGAGTGCGATGTTGGATTTAATAATACGGATCCCAATCAAGTAGGAACACGACTACTCACTCTCATGAAAACAGAACCTGGCGGTGAGTCATTTGATGCTAAAAAAGAACAAATAACGCTGAAAGTTGGTGATGATGAATATCCTATCAGTTCTATCGGTTCCTCTGTGGGTGATAGTTACTGGTATGGTTTTTGGTCAGATACCCCTGATATGGAAGTTAAAACATTCGATGCATACGTAGACGGAAAAAAAATCGCAACATTTACGCTACGTAAGGCCGCAGAGCTTTTCAACGCGGCACCTGAAGATGGCTGCCTGAAGCGCGCAAAATGACCTGTCACAAATGACTACTCGTAGAATCGGTTAACACACCAGATTCTACGAGGTTTCAATGACACCACGACAATTACTCGAAGACGTCAAATCCCGCTTCACACCTTTGATTGCGGATGAACCTGCCTTACTGGAATCCCTGCTAAGAAAAGCATTGGGAACCTACCAGGATAGGGCGGGGCACATCAAGCGGATACGCATCACCGATCAGGCCAGTAAATCACTTGCTTGCCCAGTTGATTTTCTTGCGCTCGTATCGGTTACAGATCACACCGGCGATCTTGTCTACTCCGATGTTTACGATGGGAATATCGAGCTTGAAGATACCCATCGAGCGGTATACCCGCTGAATGTGTCATATCTGGCTAATTTGCGTGATATGGATTTGGATAATGGGGATGTGCCACCTGAAATCATTGGGTTACTTTCTGACTATCTGGAAGTGCTAATCGCGATACCTAACACTGATCGCCTGCGAAGAATATCTATCGCGGGGAAACTCGATGCCAGTAATTTATCCGACGAGAACACGCTGTATCAGCGAAAGCTGGATCTGGAAGAGAAAATGAGCGCAACAAGGGCAATTATCCCGGGAATTGTTCTTTTCTCATCCATGTTGAAGTGAGGGGGCTGATATGGGGCTTAATGTTGCTTCAGTAAAGTCTTATGTATCTTCGGCATTAACGACGACATTATTTGGCTCCGGCGTTGGTGAGCGGGAAGTTGGTAAGCTGACGTCAATCATCATGAACAAAATGCTGTTCGCGCAAGGATGGCAGTTCTCTGTCGAAGTTGATGGTCTGGAGGGGGCAGACTTCTTTGCTAAAGACATTACCTACCACGATTACAGCATCGAATATGAAACGATTAAAATCGGCGGAGGGAATATCCTTCAGCCAACGGAGCGTTCGCCTGGGCAGATAACAATGATGGTCAGGGATACCGTTGATGGCCTCGTTTTGGACTGGTTTAAGACGGCAAAAGGTCGGGTGATCAATCCGGACGGTACCGGGAATATACCGTCTAAATATTTGCTCAATGTGCGTATTTATCGGTTGCTGTCCTCCGGTTTAACCAAACTGGAAAATGAGATGACGGTATTCCCGGTCACTACCGGCGATGTCACCTATGCGCGGGATCAGGTTACGGAATTTAAGTCATTCCCAATGACCTTCGCATTGCACAGCACGTTTAACCAATCCTCAAGTTCTTTAGCTTCCCTTCTGGGCTTTAGTTTTTCTCTTTGAATTAAGGAGCAAGGATGCTTTTACCTCTTTTCCCGCTACCATCGCGGCCAACTGAATTGATCCAGTTCCGTCAGCCAAATATTGCTGATGCGATGCGTTTCAACTCGATAACACCGGAGGAACAAGAACAACAGACAACGGCGTATTTAAAAGCCTTGCTGGCTGAACCCGCGAAATATGATCCCCTGACATGGACGGCGCAGGACCGGATTACCGCGTTATGGTGGATATTTACTGGCTCCCGTGAAACACCGGTCGAGACATTCACCTACACCTGTAAACATTGCGGTAAAGAGCATTATTACGATTGCGATATGAATGCTCTGGCTGAAGATATCCAGGTCCTGGAAGTGGAACCGTTCATTGACGATATTGAGGTGTCTGTAGAGGGCGTGCCTTATCAATGGCGTATCGTGCCGCTTGATGGTTGGGCAATGGAAATGCTGGAGATGCGCCGTGCAGCATTGCCACCTGAAGACGACGCGGAATTCAAAGAAGCGATCGTTGATTTGCGTTTTTGGGAATTCGCTTATCAGTGTGAACTTTATAACGATGTTAGCGGTACTCGTGAAGAGCAGGCTGAGCGTCGTTATGAAACGATCAAACGGATGGCCATTGATACTGAATTTATGAAGCTGGCGGCACACATCCGGCTGGCTCATGAAAAGCTCGAACATGGTTTACCGTGCTACATCGATAAAGGCGAAATGCGTCTTCGTCTCCCGCCGCACAAATGCCCAAACCAGGATACAAAGGAGTCCACAGAGGGTGCGTATACCCGTCTGTGGGTGCCCTTTCGGGCTACCGACTTCATTCCACAGGTGGGGATTGAAAAGCTATCAGACCTTAGTGTCCAACCTGGTTTTGTATGGGGGTATACCGATTCAGGACGCTGAAAGGCTCACTGAATCCTATGCGTTTTTCCTGTTGGAGAAACTGGAAGAAAAACTTAAACCGAAGCGGTAGGCGATAAGATCATGGAAAGAAAAAACGCCAACATTGACGATGTGATAAGGACGGTTGAAACCGCCAGCGCAAAAGAGCTGGAAGAGCTTGCAGGTATTCGGGAAGCCGTTGAAGATTTGAAAGGTGGGCGAGTTGCTACAGTTGATCCTGTCTCTCGCAGTGTGTCGGCATTAAATCGCACAATCGAAAATTCCCGGCCAGACTTTGTGGCCAATGCGCCATCAGTGGACCCTATTGTTGAGGCAATGAAACGGCTTAATTTAGGGGACGTTTCTCGTGTAGTTCAGGAGGATGTTGCTCTACAGGAACCGCAGGCCAAATCAACTACGCGAAAGGGTAAAAAACGACGCAAGAAGGCTATAACAGAAGATGTAAAGGCGCAACGGACCGAAGCAGCCGAACACGCTCGCGAAATGTTCGGTCAAAAAGGCGGTGCGCAAAAAAGCCAAAACCAACGCGATGCGCGTGGTCGTTTTATTGGAAAGTCAGGGAGTAAGGCCGCAGCGGAAGATGCCCGTGCTGAACGTGCTGAAAAGGCCAGGCGCAAAGAGGATGATGAGCGTCTAAATGCTGAATCAGGTTTATTAAAAAAACTGTCAAAAGTAGCTGAAGGCATAGGTAACCCTTCAGAGACTCGTGCCGTCGATGCGTTAGGTTATGCCGTTGCTGGTCCATTGTGGGCAGCAGGGAAGGAGCTTGGCGGGATATCAAAAGAAGTTGGTGGATCGCTTAATGGTGCCAGAAAGTCTATTGCCGATGTGATTCGTGGCAATGACGATAACAGCCGTAGAAAAGGTTTTTTTAGGCGTAAATCGCAAAATAGTGCCGATGTCGTTCAGGTTAACACCCAAAAACGGACGGTTCAGGAACTTCAGGAGCAGACCAGCGAAATTAAAGAGGGCAATGACAAGATTCTCCGCGCCCTTGATCAGATAGCCAAAAACACCGGGAAAAAGAAGGGCGGCTTGCTGTCCAAACTATTTAGCCTGTTAGGGAAGGGGGCCGGTGGCGTCGCGTCGTTGTTAATGGGGCGTGGCATGCTGAAAAAAGCTGGAGCACTCGCTTTTGGCGCTCTGGGGGCAAAGAAACTTGTAGGAATGCTACGCGGTGGTGGCAAGAAGACTCTCGCCCATGAAGGCGGAGATTTGGCTGCCCGGGCAGCAGGTAAACTTGGATTAAAGGCAGTTGGTAAAGGGGCGTTACGCGCAATTCCCCTAGTCGGCACAGTGGCTGGAGGTATTTATGATGCGGTAACCGGTTGGAATGATACAGAAGCGCAACGTCGAGCGTTTGGGCTTAAATCAGGACAAGATCCATCATTCCAGCAAAAAGCCGCTTATACGTTAGCTAATGTTCTTGATATGGGGGGACTGGTATCTGGTATTAGCAGCGCCATTGGTGAGGTTCTCAAATCACTTGGATTTGAGGATATCGGCAATATGTTGCAATCATTTTCGACGGAAAGTATTGCCCAGGCCATTGATAGTGGGATTACCAACTTAGAAACATATATTTCTAACCTTGGCGACACCATTTCTACCAAGTTCGATGATTACACAGCAAAGATTGGTGATGCTGTTTCAGCATGGTTTAGCGATACATCTAATAAGCTGCTTGAAAAGCTGGATGCCATCAAAGACTTCTTTACTGTCGATAACCTGAAACAGGTTTTCAGTGATGCAATTGATAGTGCAATTGATTTCATTAAGAACCCAGGGAAACATATTAAAGAGGCGGCTGGTAATATTTGGGATGGGGTTAAAAATTTCCCCGGTAAAGCATTAGATGCAGCGGTTGATGCCGTTAAAAATACCCCTGCGGCAATGATTGTATCAAAAATACCCAATCCGATCGGCGAGGCTAATGCGAAAGAAATCACTCCAGAGTTAAAAGCTCCGGTTAATAGCCACCAGGAGACATCTGATTCTAAAACTGAATCCGATGCCAAACAGACTAATATTGTTACCCGCGTGATAAATGCGGCACTGGACACGGCGAAAGATAGCAATAAAACAGTTAAAGAAACTGCTAATCAGATTATCAATGCAAATGCCGTAGAAACGGGCAATAGCGCGTTGCAGAAAATTGATAAAGCTATTGGTCAAAATAGCTCGTCATCATCGTCGCTTAATACCACTGGCACCAGGAATGACATTCAGAAAGCTGCGGATACCTACAACAATGGCAACTTGGATGTAAAAGTCGGAAGTCTTGGCGCTGAAGGTAAGGCAAATCTCGATAAGTTGGCTCCGTATTTTGCCGAACTAGAGAATAAATACGGTCTTCCAGAAGGCACTCTTTACGCGATTGCTGCAACTGAATCTGGTGGTAATCCGTATGCAAAATCCCAAACCGGTGCTCTGGGGATGTTTCAGTTCACGGGGATTGCTCGTGAAGAGACTGGCTTAGCTGAAGGTGAATCGTTTGATCCTGTGAAATCGGCAGAAGCTGCGGCTCTTCTCATGAGCAAATATCTGAAGCAAGCCAATGGAGACTTAAACGAGGCCATCACTGCATATAATGCTGGGTTTGGCACTATCAATAAGTGGAAAAAAGGCACAGGTGACTTATCGAAAGAAAACCGTGAGTACGCGATCAAGGTCAATACTCATCGTGCTCGCTATTTAGGTGGTGAAATCTATACACCTGGAGCAGGAGCACAGGGTGGGGCGCAATATGGAGTGAGGGGACCACTGCCTGATAACGCTGTTATCGATCAGTCTACTGGCCTGGCGTTTACCCCTGGTGATAGCCCGTTTGAGAAAGGCGGTCTGGTAGACAAAATTGGCAATGCTGTTGGCGTTAACGATCTGGTCAACAAATTCATGAATGGCCGGGGTATGCGTCGGGAAGTCGTTCAGGGAACGCTCGAAGAACGTGCACGAGGGAAGGGGACCGCAACAGCAGCTGGCAATGTGTATGTTGATACTCCGATGCCAGTTGAAGAGGCGCGTCCGGTGGCCAGCAACTCAAGTTACTTTGACCAACTCGGCGCACAAATGGGGATTGATGGACTATTTGATAAACTCCGCAACTCGCCGGGGATGCGGAAAAATAATGCGCCTGAACCAGCCTCCACGTCCCAGGTGACGACTGCCGCCAACGATTTGCAGCAACCAACCGGTCGTATGCAGATAGACGGACAGGTTATTAGTGACCTTGGCGGCTCCGGTGCCAAGCCGACAATGCAGTTGGCTGATAATACCGTTTCACTTGATGGTGAAACGAAGCGGCTGTTTGCGCAGATGACCTCATTGCTTGCCAGGATTGAAGAGCACACTAAAGACTCGGCGAAAGGCCAGGGAACTGTCGTAAAGGTCAGCACGCCTCAACCGGGCGTTATGCGCACGGTGCCACTGTCAATTGATGATCCGTTGATGAATGACTACGCGAGAGTTGATTGATGGCCAACAATAACGAAATTGATCCTTTGCTGACGCTGGAGTTATCCGGCGTAAAAACGTATGAGTCCCAGGAGGAGGCCTGGGGCGCTCGTTTATATGAGTGGCTAAACACTTATCAGGGTGAGGTATACGGAGATCCGTCATGGGGCAATGTTTTACCGCAGTTTAAACACGAACCGACCAACTTGTCGCATGTTCAAATTGCGGTTGAGGCAATGCTTTTGCAAAAACTGACGGTAGATTTACCCGACATACCGATTTCTGGCTTGTCAGTAGCCGAGGGAGATGCTTTTGATAAGTTGAAAATATCCATTCGTATCAGGGATATAACTATCACACAGGACGTGGTGCTATGAGTAAAACAACACCTACTAAAGACAGTATTCGTGCAGAGTTTGAAGAGCTTGTCGAGAAAGATTCATTCTGGTCGAAGTTTGTCGGCTCTCAATTTGTCTCGATGCTGACATTGTTTATTACCCAGATTGTCTACAGGTGCTTTCAGTATGCCGATGCGGCGCTGGCTGAAGGCTTTATATCGACCGCGACGCGGCGTTCTTCTATCCTGGCAGCGGCAGAAACGAATAGTTACGTTGGTACCAAGCCAACACCGTCATCGGGGATGATTGAGATCACCGCCACAAGTGAAGATGCCCCAGCGGTAATCCCCAAAAACATGCCTTTAATATCTGACGACCAGTATCCTTACATGACTATGGATGTATGCAGGTTGGTTGACGGCACCGGTACGGTAGAAGTGGCACAGTTGGAAATCCAGGAGGTGACATATACCGTTACGGCAGCCAAAGAATTTCTGGAAGTCGTGTTATCAAAGGCTCTCACTGCTGTCTGCTATAAGCTGGAAGTATTCGTGACGACCGATGGTAAGACCACGCAGTGGTCTTCCAGCACTATGTTCCGGTTAGCCGGTAGTAAAAGCCAGGTCTACGTTGAGTTTTATAAACCATCCGAGCAGTTGGGGGTTCGATTCGGTGATGGGCTAATTGGGCAAATACCGCCAGAAGGCTCGACCATTACGCTTAAGGTATGGTGCACCAACGGCGATATAACCCTGGTTGCTGGCCAAAACCTGACGCCTGTCGATTCTGCGGCTAATTTAGCTAATTTGATTTCAGTTAAGACAACGACACCTATAACCGCAGGTACCGATGCCGAAACAACGGAGATCACACGTAACCGTGCACAATATTACCTTGCCTATGATGATCAGGTCGTATGGGGCGGGGACTATACGTATTTTCTGGTGCGTAACATCCCGGGACTGTCCTGGGTAAAGGCATGGGGCGAAGGCCAGCAAGAGAAATTAGATGGTGCTTATAATGTTCGGAATATCAATAAGATATTTATTTCAGGATGGCATCCAAACAAAAGCCAGTCAGAGCTTGAAGAAATGATCTTGGCTGCCTTTAAGAAGGTGCCGAATGAGTTGAACAAGAAATTCTCGTATAAAGAGGTCAGAAAACTCCCCTTTAAGATCACCATCACTGGGCGGATATCGGCAAGCCTGACCATTGAGAACGTGACTGATGAGCTGAAGTCGGCACTGGAAACAAAATTTGGGCGTGACTCAACTTTCTTTGATCCGAACCGTGTCGGCAAGTACATCCTAATCAAGAAAAAAGACGTTTGGGCATTTATCGAAACGCTGGGTTATTTCCGCGACTTTTATCTGGAATTTGTCGAGTGGAATGAGTCCAACGGCTTTTACGATTTCGTTTATCTGGATACAGAAAACTCCACCTTTAATATTTCGTATGAGGAGGAGTGATGCAGCGTTCCTGGTTTAATAACCGGCTTACATCAGCTAAGCAAAAGTCATTACTTTATAAATCATTGGCTGATTTGGTTCAGTCAATGATGGACACCTTTGTTGACCCATGGTTGGAGCGAATTACCAACCGGAAGTCTATTTTCTCCATGAGCAAGGAGGATCTGGAGACTAGGACAAATGAACTTGGCCAGTTTTTTACTATCAGAACGTCGAATTCATCTTCCGTTCCGATGTTGTTACAACAGCGGTTTGATGAGATCCATTTTAAGGGTACTGAACGCCCTATAAACCAGACAATTTATCGCGAATTTAACGGTATATCGGTTTTATGGGATCCCATATATGCTCCGGTGGACTTTGAACGTCATCCCTATGGCACGGTCCTGATTCCAGAAAGCACACTGGAAACCACCGGCGGCACATTCGGCGAGATGTTTCTGACTTCCAGAGGAATGATCAGTATTCCCATAAACGACCTGGCCCGGACAATGGGTATTACTGGAACGATAGATCAGTCCGCAATTACAGAAGAAATTCTCAGAAAGTTTAATCAGTTCGTAAAGCCTCTACTGCCACTGCATATAGTGTTTGATGGGCTTACGCTCTATTTGTCGGTTGTTGTAAATGAACAGGCCGACATGATCACTTTGAATGAGATTTCTGATACCGAAAAAGCATTCTGCTGGTTTGAAACTTCGGATACAACTTCGCTTACTGAAGTTACGTCGATTAACGCCCCGATCACTGCAACGCCGGGCGGCACTATTGTGAAAGCAACGCCTACGTTTGATCGCACCCGCGCAGATGATTTGCTGTTGGATAGCGATGCGTGACAATCACCCCGTCCGCAGGGCGGGGTGACAAGTTACTTATCTTACAATGAGGCTTCACAACATTGATTAGGGAAAATCATGTCTGACGTCTCAACAAACCTCTATAAGAGTCAGTTGTTGGACTATTACTATCAGCGGCGCGCTGAATCGTCCATTAACAAAGGCTCTCGATTTTTAATCAGCAAGGCCGTTTTCGGTACCAGTTCACTGGTTACTAAGAAAGGAGATGGCACTTATGAGATTGGAGAACTGCCAAAGGCTTTCGATCTGGCAGAACTGACCAGTCAATTTTGCACCATCAACCTCGTCCCAACCTACTCAGGCGGGATAATTACTGTCCGAATGGACCTTGATCAAAGTCAGTTGCAGGAAGGGAAAAACTACCCATTCAACACTCTGGTTGTTCTGGATAACGAGAATAAGCCAATCGCCATTATTTGTGTCCAGGAAGACTCGCTGTATGTGGGCAAAACATATACCGCAGTTATGGCCATAAACTCGACTACAGCATAAGGATATGCTTGATGAATGACGTTACAGTTGTTACATCGGTTACTTACCCATCACCCGAGTCGTTGGCTCTGGTGGCTGATGTGCAATACCACGAACCATATCTGTCAGCCGCTCTAAACCGAAAATTCAGGGGAATTGTTGACCCGGGATTTTATGCTGGTTTCTTGCCTAAGCCTGGCGGTGGGATGAACCTGTTAATCACCTCAGTGGATGGAGATAAAACCGCTGGCGCGGCGTCAGTGGATATTGGTGAATTCTACCAGGTAACTATTCAGCATCGTAAGGATATCTCTCTTGCACTTAACGCAGGCAAGAAATATGCAATTGTGCTGAAGGGAAGATACCTTCTTGGAGAAGATACCTATCAGGTTAATACCGCGTCACATATTCATGCAGCTGAATTTGTTGCCAGAACCTATACCGATTCATATCAGTTAGGTGATGGGGAACTGCTGGTTTGTACGGTGAATATCCCTGCTGGCGTATCTACCATTACTCAAGAGATGATTGATACATCCGAGCGTATCAACCGCACGATCGGCATTGATATTTCAGACTCTGTAACCAGTACCAGAAGTGATGTTGCTGCGAGTTCGCTGGCAGTTAAAAAAGCCTACGATCTGGCGAAAAGCAAGTATACGGCGCAGGATGCAAGCACAACGCAAAAGGGATTAGTTCAGCTCAGTAGTGCCACTAACAGTACGTCCGAAGTGCTGGCCGCCACACCGAAAGCTGTCAAGGCTGCATATGATTTGGCTAACGGGAAGTATACAGCCCAGGATGCAACCACGACACAAAAAGGGATAGTTCAGCTCAGTAGCGACACCAACAGCACTTCTGAAACATTAGCTGCAACTCCAAAAGCGGTTAAAGCTGCATACGATCTAGCAGCCGGAAAGGCACCATCCAGTCATACACATCCCTGGAATCAGATCACTGGTGTGCCAACAGCTTCATTGACAGCGAAAGGCATCACTCAGCTCAGTAGTGCCACTAACAGCACGTCTGAAGTGCTGGCCGCCACACCGAAAGCTGTCAAGGCTGCATATGATTTGGCTAATGGAAAGCAAGCGGCAGACGCTACGCTCACTGCTCTAGCGGCACTAGCTACAGCAGCAGATAAACTCCCTTATTTCACAGGTGTTGATCGTGCCGCGTTAACTGCATTGACAAGTGTTGGACGCGCCATTCTTGGTAAGACCAGTATTCAGAGCGTTCTTGATTACCTTGGTTTAGGGGAAGGCTCGGCGCTGCCCGTTGGTGTACCTATTCCATGGCCCTCAGCCACACCGCCAACGGGGTGGCTGAAATGCAATGGTGCAGCATTTTCTTCTGAAAAGTACCCAAATCTGGCAAAGGTTTACCCAACGTTAAAATTACCTGATTTACGCGGTGAGTTTATCCGTGGCTGGGATGATGGGCGAGGGATTGACTCTGGTCGCTCTATTTTAAGCGAGCAAGGATATGCAACGGAGGATCATGCTCACGGATTACCGTCAAAATCAACCGTAGCAACTGACCGCTCAATTAATTTCTACTTTGACGAGGCATGGGCTACTAGTGGTAATACGGGAGTTATCAGATGGGGGAACACAAGCGATGCAGGATTGCCAGCCCCTAATTATGGAACTTTTAAAACATATAAACAGTCCGTAGCTAATTTAGGTACTGCTGGCTTAGAAACCCGCCCTCGTAATATTGCATTTAATTATATTGTGAGGGCGGATTAATTATATCAACTGGCTGTAGAAAGTTGTTTTTCAGGCCAGTTGAGATCTGGTGCCGTGGTTAAATCCATCGCGTTCAGCTCGTCTATATAATCTAGCACGGAGTTAAGCTGCGTGGTTTCTGCCTGCGTCAACTTCCGTCCAGCCCGTAATTTCAACTGAATCAGACTAATGGAATCCATCGCAGTATCAATCAATGACTGACGTTTTGTTTCTGCTGCCTCTACAGCTGCACTATGTTGAGCCTCAGTATCAACCACCCATTTCTCTCCATCCCATTTGTCGTATGGTGTTAGCGGGGCGATAGTGGTTGTATTTTCCGGATAGTCACCCAACACCGTGATTTCTTCGGGATTCCCAGTGTCAATGCTATAGACAGTTTCGCCACGATGATCTGGCACATACTCCCATGAACTTAAATCCTCTGAACGGAGAATCGCATAACCTGCTTTATGTGAGCCTGGAGCATCCAAACAAGAATTTGCCGGAATACCAACGCCAACAGCAAGATATTCAGTTGATGCAGAAATATATTCCCGATTACCACCATCATAGTTATAAACGATAATGTTTCCTGCCTGTATGGCTATAAGTTCGCTATTTAATATCGCATTATCCATTATGCTGCTCTCACAATATAATTGAAGGCAATGTTACGTGGGCGGGTTTCATTCCCCCCAGATAACTCCGTTCTGTATTGACTGGTAAATTTACCATTAATCGCTCCTTGCCGGACGGCGTTATCTGTCGACAACAGACTATCCCCCCCTCTGTCATTTGGCACCAATACCGTGTTATCCCACGCGTCCCATGACCGAATATTATGATAATGACTTCCTGTTAACCACCCCTGTATGCTTAAGATGACCCTTCCCGCATCCACACCTCGCCCATCATCCCAACCACGGATAAACTCACCGCGTAAATCCGGTAATTTATTGGTGGGGTAGGCTTTTGCCAGTTTGGGATACATTTCAGAAGAAAATGCTGCACCATTGCATTTTAGCCATCCCGTTGGTGGTGTTTCTAAGGGCCACGGAACGGGCACACCAACAGGCAGTGCAGAGCCTTCCCCCAAACCAACGTTTTTATGCCGCCCTTACGATGTAATTAAATGCAATATTACGGGGGCGGGTTTCAGATGCTGTACGAACTG